CGATCGCGCTCGGATCGGGCCCGGTGACGCGTTCTACCTCTCGCGGCTGCCGAAGCCGCTGCCGCCCGCGCCGCGCAAGTCGCGCGGCGCGCCGAAGGGCTTCCCGCGGCGCGGGATGCGCCGCCGCGTCCTGGACGCGGTCCTTCGCGCTGGCGATCAGGGCGCCGAGCGCGACGCGCTCGTCTACTCGCTGCGCACGCTCGACCGCGTCGTGCTGCCGCTGCTAGTGGCCGACGCGGACCGGCGGGTGCGCGAGCTGCTCGAAGCCGGCTTCGTCGCCGAGCACGATGGGCGGCTCGTCGCGACCGACAAGGCGCGGCGCGGGCTCGCCGTAGCGCAGGGCCGCGCTGAGGCTCAGGTCTGCGGCCACCTCCGGGCGATGGACGCTCAGCGTCGCGCGTCGGGCGAGGACGACGAGTCATGAGCTACGCGGCGACGTTTGTCGGCGGCGTGCTCGACGGCGAGGTCGTCGACGTGGCGTCGGTCGCGCCGGGCCGGATCGTCTACCACCACGGGCTGCTAGTCCCGGTCGCCTGGTCGGGCAAGCCGATGCCGCGGCGGCCCTACGACGTGTACGAGAACCGCGAGCACGACTCCGGCGGCGACGGCACGTGCACCTACCACTACGTGAGGACGGTCACCTGATGGGACGCAGAACGATCATCGACTTACCGGCGCACCAGCGCACGGCGGTGCGCCTGCAGGCCGCCAACGGCCAGATCCGCGACGCGCTCGCGGCCGCCGATCTCGGGTTCGACGTCGACGACCTCACGCACTACGTGTGGAGCGGGACCCCGACGATCCCCAAACGGTACGTCGGCACCCTGGTCGGGATCACCGGCGCGGCCATCCTGCTGGGCTACGAGATCGGCGTCGGCGGCCGTGACGAGGTCGGGCGATGACCGACGTCCAGCTGTTCGACCTGCGGATCGCGCTGGACGGCTCGGCCGACGCGCGCTCGGCCTGTCCTGACGACGGCTGCCGCGGCCTCGAATGGCACCGCGAGCGGCCGGAGGGCGCATGGCGCGCGGCTGGCTGCGGCCACCCGACCTACGACGGCTCGGACACGCCGGGCTGCCCGTTCAGCGGCCGCTGCGGCACGACGTCGCACCTGCGGCCCGTCGTCGACGACGCGCCCGGCTACCGGCTCGACCACGAGGAGATCGAGCGCCGGATCTGCGAGGCGCGGCTGCTGGTCATCGCGAAGGTGACCGCGGTCATCTACCTGGCCGTGCAGGCGAAGGCCGCGCACGGCCACGAGCGCTCGGAGATCCCGCTGCTGCACATGCAGGACCGGCTTGACGCGGAGCGCCGGCTGCAGGACGTGCTGGAGCGGATGCGCGGGCAGTGGATCATCGGCCAGCGCGACAGGTCCCCGTTCTCGGAGCCGCGCCGGCCGGGCGGCACGATGCAGGTCCGGGCCCTATGAGCCCGATCCGGCCGGAGAACCGCGACCGCTACCCGGACGACTGGCCGGAGATCGCCGAGGGCCGCAAGGTGGCCGCGGGCTGGCGCTGCGAATGCACCGGCGAGTGCGGCCGCGGGACGCACGAGGGGCGTTGCCCGAACGTCCACGGCGGGCCGGCCTACGGGACGGGCTCGACGGTCCTCCTGACGCTCGCGCACCTCGACCACGTGCCCGAGAACTGCGACGACGAGAACCTGCGGGTGATGTGCCAGGGCTGCCACCTGCACTACGACCGCGACCACCACGCAGAGACCAGGGCTAGGACCAAGCGCCGCCAGCGCGCCGACGCAGGACAGCTCACGATCGACGAAGGCGAATGGGCCACATGAACCCCGACACCCTCCGCTGGCTCGCGTTCACCGATGCACAGCTCGCCGAGATCGACAACGGCCTAGCGACCTCCACCGGCGAAGGCCAAGAGATGCACCTCGACGAAGCCCTCAACCTGCAGGCCGAGATCGCCGACGAGCAGGAGCGACGCGCGAAGACCCACGCGGGCGCTCGGCGTGGCGCTGGCGGTGGTGGCCGGGGGCGGTAGCCTGCCGGGCATGTCACCGGCGGCGGCTATGGAGGTGGCGACCCGTGGCGGGCGGGCGCCTAAGCGGCAGTGCGGAGGGACGAACCGCAAGGGTCGGGCGTGCGGGCGCGGCGCGGGCTGGGCGACGTCGCATCCCGGCTACGGCAACTGCAAGAACCACGGCGGGTCGACGCCGTCAGGGATCAAGCACGCGGCCCTGGAGGCGGCGCGGGACTTCTCCAGGGGGATGCTCGGCGCGGAGGTCGACGGCGATCCGGGCGAGGTCATGCTCGAAGCGGTCCGGCTGTCGCGGGGCGTGACGGCGTACTACCGGCTGCAGCTGGCCGGGGTCGAGGGTGAGGTGTCGCCGGAGCTGATCTCGGGGCTGGAGCGCGCGATCGTGCGGCAGGGCGAGATGGCGAAGAAGGCGCTGGATGCCGGCATCGACGAGCGGCGGGTGAAGGCGCTGGAGGCGGCGGCGGACAGGATCATCGCGGCGGCGGAGGCGGCCATCGCGGCGGTGCGGCTGACGGCGGCGCAGCGGACGATCTTCGCTCGGGAGTTCGGGGCTCGGTTGGGCGAGCTGGAGTCGGGCGGGGACGTGGAGGGCACGGCGTCCGACTTGTAGCACCGGGTGTACTGGTGCTACCGTGGCGGGTATGCCCGAAAACCCGAACACGGAACTACCCACACTGACGCGCTGGCAGCGCTTGGCCGCAGACATCCGCGCTGCTGGCCCGATCCTGGCCCGCGCGCATCGGCCGATCGCGGATGGACGCGCCGCGCTGGAGGCGATCGCGCGGGAGGAGCACATTGCAGCGATGGACGCGCTGCAGGACGAGGCGTTCGAGGCCGAAGGGCTCGGGCTCGGTATGCGGTCGCTGTACTTGCGGCGGTTGGCCGGCGAGACGGTCTCGGATGTCGAGGTGCAGCGGCTGCGGAAGCTGCAGGCGACGCATCATGGCTGAGGCGGTCGTCAAGCGGTCGATCTCGCTGCCGGTCGATCTCGCTGCGGCGATCGACGAGGCGCGGGGCATGGTCCCGTTCTCGACGTTCGTGGCCGACCGGCTGCGGCGCGGGATGTCCGCGACGCCGGCCGGGGTGCAGGCCGTGCGGTCGCAGGTCGCGACGCGGCAGCCGACGTCGGCGGAGGCGCGGGCGAACGTCCGGGCGCGGCCGAAGGGCAGCAAGTGATGGCCCTCGACGAGCAGACGTCCGACCGGCTGACGACCGCGGTCGAGGAGGCCATCGCGGCGCGCACGAAGGGCCAGCAGCACGCGCACCAGTCGAAGCACATGGTCCCGATGCGCGGGCCGCATCTCGCGCTGTCGCTCGAGGAGATCGCCCTCGTCGGCGCCATGCTGGACGCGGCGCTGAAGGGCCGCGCGGTCCGGCTGACCGCGCCGACCAGGGCGCAGGCGCAGTCGATTTTCGTCCGGGTGCGTGCTGCGATGAACGCCGACACGACGTTCCGGGAGCCGGCCGAATGACCGGCCCCGGGCTGTACGTCAAGGCCGACATGGCGCGCGGCAAGGTGCAGCCGCCCCCGTTCGCGGTCGGGCCGCGCACGGAGCGCGAGTGGGCGTACGTCCTGCTGCTGCTCGACGCCGTCGAGTGGGTCGAGATCGACGCGCCCGGCGAGCCCGCAACGGTCGTCGTCACCGTGCGGCTGCTGCCGTCGGCGACTCTCGGCCTCCTCGACGAGATCCGCAAGCTGATCGACCGCTACCGGCCGGCGTGCCAGCTGTGGGACGTCCGCGTGTTCGAGCCCGGGGTGCGGCGATGACGTCGTTCGCGATCATGCTCGCGCTGGCGCTCGGCGTCCTGTTCGGCAACGCGGCCCGCGAGTGGGCGCGCGCGTGGCGGGAGCGGCGGCGATGACCGAGCACGGGCTCGCGGGGCTCCAGCGCGCGGCGTTCATCGCGGGGTACGAGGCCGCCGACGGCGAGTGGTTCGGCGACCGTGATGCTGGCGCGGAGGAGGCGTGGCTGCGCTACACGCAGGACGGGCGGAGTTTCCCGCCGGTGTCCGCGTTCCGCGTGGAGGCGCTGCTCGGCGCCGGCAACCTCACGACGCTGACGTGGCCCGGATGATGCCGGCCGAGCGGCGACGTGTCGTCGACGAGGTCGCCGCGGCGCGGGCGCGGGCGATCGAGTCCGGCGCGTGGCCGGCCGCCACCCCGCCGGCCCGTCGTCAGCCGGGCCAGGCGCCGGGCCTCGTGCGCGGCCCCTACGCGCCACGCGACCGGCCGCTGCTGCGCCCCGGTCGCTGCCGCAGCTGCCGGTCGGTGTGGTGCGAGACGGAGAGCTTCGCGTCGACGCCCTGCCCGTTCTGCGGTGAGCCGCGATGACCGTCGGCCAGCGCGTGGCGCTGTGGCGGATGCGTCGCGAGCGCGCCGCGTGGGAGCGCGTCACGGCCCGGATGCGGCGCCGTGACGGCTCGGCGGTGTTGCAGGGCGAGGTGTGGCGTTGGCGCGAGTTGAGCCCGGCCACGTGGTGGCTGCTGCTGCGGTGGCGGCCCGGCCGGTTCCTGGTGCTGCTGCGCGACGACTTCCGGCGCTGGGCGGTGATGCCGGGCGACCGGTTCGTCGCCTTGCAGCGGCTCGTCGTCGGCGAGGTCGTCGCGGTGAAGCGCGATCATGTGGTCATGCTCGTCACTCCCGAAGACCCCGGGCGCGCTCCGCACCTCGAGCGTGTCGATCGCGATCTCGCCCGGTGGTGGCCGGCATGAGGCGCCGCGTCCTGCTGGCGGCGATGATCCTGCTGTTCGCGCTGGCCGGCGCCGCCGTGGCTGCGCCGACGTCGACGAGCCTGGGGCACGTCTGCTCGGACGACGTCGGCGTCGGCGACTACAGCGCCGCGTCCTACGACGGTGCGACCACGTGCGTCGAGGCGGGCGCGCTGATCGACAACGTCACGCGCCACGGCGAGGCGCGGCCGCGGTCGACGGGCCGGACGCCTCACGGCCGCTGGCGGTGCGTCACGGTCCGGCGCCGCGAGGTCCACGGCGACACGGCGACGACGCATCGGACGACGTGCACCCTCAGCGACTCGCGCTACGCGGCGCGCGTGCGGTTCTTCGCGCTCGTGCTGTGAGCGGGCTCGTGCACCTCGCGGGCCCGACGCTGCGGGTCGGGTCGGTCGTCCGCGTCCGGTGCGCGTGGTGCGGGTCGCTGATCGACGAGGTCGACCTCGCGCGCGTCGCGGTGCCGGAGGGCCAGCGCCATCCGGCCGACGAGGTCGACGCGCAGGACAACCCGCTGCCGCTGTGGAAGGGCCTGGTGCTGATCGACGGCAACATGCGGGTGTCGGTCCCGGAGCTTGACGGCGACCGGGTTCCTGCGGGATCGTGCTTGGACATCGACTCGGAGGTGACGCGGTGAAGCTGCGGCGGCGGCGCAGGCAGGACCCGATCGACGTTCGGCTGACGCACTTGTACGTCGGCCCGACGACGGTCTACGGGCTGGCGGAGGGGACGCCGGTCAGGCTCGGCGGGTCGAAGGGCGCGAGCGGCCTGGTGCTCGCGGTCGACGCGCAGGGAAAGCGGTGGCGGGTGCCGCGGGCGCATCTCGTGGCGCGGGCGCACACCCGGGCGCCGGAGATCGGGAAGAGGTCGCGGTGATGGACGCGCGGCGCGGGCAGCCGTTCGTGATCCCGGTCGCGGGCGAGTCGCTGCGGCTGGTCGGCTTCGGCCTGGGCGCGGGGCCGCGCGACGAGGTCGTCGGGTCGGTGGTCAAGGTCGGGCCGGAGGATGAGCGCGGGCAGCAGACGATCCTCGTCGACCTCGAGACGCCGTCGGCGGCCGCTGAGCGCATCCTGCGGGAGGCGGCGTCGTGAAGCTCCAGACGGTCGACGCGGAGGGCATGTGCGAGATCGCGCGGCGCTACACCAACGCCGACCACGGCGGCGAGGCGACGCGCGTCCGGGTAACGCTGGACGACCACCCGACGCTTCGGCCGGCGCAGCTGACGGTCGTCGAGGGCAGGCTCGAGCAGGTGTCGCGGCCGCACGCGCGGCGGCCGTTCATGGTCGTCAACGGCCATCACATCCCGGCCGCGGAGATCGTCCCCCTGGAGCGTGCGTGATGGCCGCGGGGGACCGCTCATGGCTGCCGCCCGTGACCGACGCGCGGATGGACGTCGGCCCGCAGGACCCGGAGTCCCGGCGGTTCGCCGCGGCGGCTGCGGCGCTTGACCGGCGGGTCGCGACGGCGCACGAGCGCGTCGAGTGCCCGACGTGCTCGGCGCCGGCCGGGCAGCGCTGCCGACGGATGCCCGCGGGCTTCGTCGGGGCGTCGAGCGCGCACAGCGGGGCGCCGCTGCGCCAGAGCCACGACGCGCGGCTGCGGGCCGCGGGGATCGCGCTGCGATGACCGACGAGCCCCGCGACGTGACCCACCTCCTGCGGGCGAGCGCGTGCCGACCGCGGCACGCGCCTATGACCCGCGCGGCGTTCATACAGCGGTTGGTCGACGACATGCGCAGCCGCGGGTCGACGCTCGTCGTCAGCCGTTCGGCTCCGGGCGCTCCGCCCTCCTCGATCGAGCCGCTCGAGATCCGTCGGCTGCCGGTCGGGCCGCCGTGTCGGTGGTGCGGGCTCCCGCTTGAGCAGCGCGCGGACGGCTCGCAGGCGCGCTGCGGCTGCGGCCTGCCATGAGCGACTTCGAGATGGTGCTGAACGTCGTCACCGACGACGGCACGCGCATCCGCCGCCGGCTCGACGTCGACGTCGACATGCTGATCGACGACGACGAGGGCGAGACGCGCATCGACGTCGCGCTCGACGGCTTCGCGGAGGAGATCAGCACGGCGCTGGACGGGGCGAAGGGTCGGGACGCGGTCCTGCGGCTGCGGTCGCTGACGCTGTCGCTGGACCGGCTCCCGTGACCGACGTCCGGGTCGTCGGCGAGTGCTACGGCTGCGGCGTCGACTACCTGACGCTGCCGCTCGGCGCGCCCTGCCCGTGCACTCCTCCGAGCGGGGGGGGGGCGTGCATCCGATGCGGCGGCCCGCTGAGCCCGGCGCGGACGGGCCGCCCGCCGAAGATGTGCCCGGACTGCTCGCCGCACCGGCGGAGGTGGGCGCGCATGACGCCCGCTGAGCGTCGGGCGCAGATCGCGGCGCAGCGGTCTAGCCTCCGGGCCTGATGGCCGGCGGCATCCTCCCTCGCGGGATCGCAGAGCGCGTCGAGCGCAAGCTGACGCCCGAAGCTGAGCGGCCGCGCCCGCGCGACCCGGTCGCCTACGTGAACGACGACCTGAGCGAGTTCACGTGGTCGCATCAGGTGGCGGTGATGCGGTCGGTCGTCGAGCACCGGATGACGGCGTGGGCGGCGTGCCACGGGCCGGGGAAGTCGTTCACGGCGTCGCGGCTGGCGGCGTGGTGGATCGCGGCGCATCCGATCGGCGACGCGATCGTCGTCACGACGGCGCCGTCGGGCGATCAGGTCCGCAAGATCCTGTGGGCGGAGATCCGCAAGGCGCACGCTCGCGCCGGCCTGCCGGGGCACGTGACCGACGCCGCGGTGCCGGAGTGGAAGATCGACGGCCAGGTCGTCGCGTTCGGCCGCAAGCCGCAGGACTACGCCGATCCGCAGCAGGCGATGACGCAGTTCCAAGGCATCCATCGCCGCTATGTCCTGTTCATCCTCGACGAGGCGACGGGCGTCCCGGGGTGGCTGTGGAACGCGGCCATGTCGGCGCTGACGAACGACTCCGCGCGCATCCTCGCGATCGGCAACCCCGACGACCCGACGACGCAGTTCGAGAAGGTCTGTCGGCCGGGGTCGGGCTGGCACGTCTTCCACACCTCGATCTATGAGACGCCGAACTTCACCGGTGAGTACGTGCCGGAGGAGTTGCGCGAGATGCTCCCCGGCCACGAGTGGGAGCGGGCGCAGAAGAAGGCGTGGGGCGCGACGTCGGCGATGTGGACGTCGAAGGGCCTGGGCCAGTTCCCCGACGTGGCCGACGACGTCGTCATCACGCCGCGGATGATCCGCGAGGCGCAGGCGCGGAGCTTGCCGGGGCTCGTGCGGGGCCGCTACGCGCTCGACGTCGCGCGTCACGGCACCGACGAGTCGTGCATCTACCGCAACCGCGGCGGGGTGATCCGGCTCGTGACGCTGCCGGTGGACCTGCCGGCGATCGACGAGCGCGGCCAGCCGGACCCGCTGCGCGGCGAGCCCGCGGCGTGGCGTGGCGCCGACCTGACGGTGACGCAGGGCCGGCTCCGCGCGCTGCTGGACTTGCAGGGCGGGACGGAGCCCGACGCGATCGAGGCGACGATCGACGTCGTCGGCCTGGGCTACGGCGTGTACGACCCGCTGCGGCGCAAGGGCTACAACGTGAAGCCGTTCTCGGGTGGCGAGCAGGCGCTCGAGCCGACGCGGTTCGTCAACCGGCGGACGGAGGCGTGGTGGATGGCCCGCGAGGCGCTCGAGGCCGGGCTGTGGGATCTCGACCCCGACGACGACCTGCTCGCCGCTCAGCTTCAGCAACCAAAGTGGCGTGTGGACGCGGGCAAGCGCATCCGGCTCGAGACGAAGGAGGAGATGAAAAAGCGGGGGATTGACTCGCCGGACCGGGCCGACACGGCGGTGATGGCCTGGTATGAGGGCCTTGATCGGGTGGGCGATCCCGGTACGGTGCTACCGGACGACGATGAGCGGCGCACGCAGACCTCGCACACGGCGGACCTGCTCGACGCTCGATGGTGAAAGGAACGGCGGCATGGACACACGAGGGCAGGTGTACGCGGACGTCGATCTCTCGGCGCCCCGCGCGGACCTCGAGCGCTTCGCAGACGCGGAGCGCGAGCACCTGGAGGCGCGGGCCGCGAGTCGCGACCCGCACACCAGGCAGCGAGCGGAGGACCGCATGGCCGACCTGTCGGCCGAGATCGACGGGCTGCGCACCACGGCGGTGAAGCGATGAGGACCGCAGACCTGAAGGTGCCGGTGGGGCTGTCGACGCAGGTCGGTGTCGGCCTCACGGTGGCTGGCGTGGCGACGGCGATCGTGGCCTACGCGACCGGCGATCGCAGCGAGCAGACGACGGGGACGCTCGCGGGCGCCGCGGTGGCGATCCTCGCGTTCGCGATCACGGCCGCGATGCGGGCGGTGCAGGCCAAGGCGCTAATCGTGGCGCACGCGCCCCTGGTAGGCACGCAGACGGCGTCGACGCCGCTCGAGAACGTGGCGGTGGAGATCGCGAAGGAGGTCGGGCAGCGGCTCGACGAGATCCTCAGCGTGCAGGCGTGGACGACGGCCCCGGAGAGCCCGGCGCCTGTGGCCGATCCGCCGAGCGCGATCGTGCGCGAGACGGTGTTCACGGAGCCGGGGGCGCCTGTCTCGGAGGCCGCGGCCGCGGAGATGGGCAGGGAGCCGATCGAGGTCCCGGACCACCTGGAGGAGGGCCCGCAGCCGGCGCCGCTGGAGGCCGACGTTCCGGTCGACGAGCGCCGCGACCTGCACGACGGCGGCGCGGCGGCGCCCGCGCCGGAGGTGCCGGCATGAGCCCTTCGGTCCTCAAGACGCTGCGCATTGCGGAGGGGGAGCGGTCGTCGATCTTCGACTACCGCGGCGAGACGTCGCCCAACGGCGGCGCCATCGGCCTGAAGGCGTGCGTGCACCACATCCCGGTCGTGCCGAACGGTCCGGGGCACACGGACTTCGACACGCTGCGCCGGGTGCTGCTCGCGCAGGGCCTCATGGTCCAGATGTCCACCGACCGCGACGGCAACGTCGCGCTGTTCACCCGGGCCGACCGGCTGTGCTACCAGGCTCGCGGGGCGAACTCGATCGCCTGCGGGATCGAGCACATGCACATGACGGTCGGGGAGGACTGGTCGAAGAAGCAGATGCGGGCGGCGGCGTGGATCGCTCAGTACCTCGAGCGCGAGTTCAACATGCCCTTGCAGATGGCCGACCTCGAGCCCGGCGGCCACGGCGTGGCGCGGGTGGTCCGCAAGGGGCACACGTCGCACCAGCAGGTCAGCCGCATGGCGGGGTACAACGATCGGTCCGATCCGGGGCCGGGGTTCGACTACGAGTACATGTTCCACGCGGCCAAGTGGTTCAGGCGCCACGGCCACTTCGTGGGGGCCTGACGGTGCCGCGGGTGCAGCGGGTCCACTTCGACCCGGGGCGGTCGTCGGGGCTCGCGCTCGACACGCTGGACAAGACCGGCCGTGATGGCGGTCCGATCGTCCGCACGCAGGGCGCCGGGGCCATCTGGCGCGTGTCGTCGTCGGTCACCACCGACGACGGCCTGACCCTGATGCTCGAGCCCGTCGACCCGCACGACGTGCCCGTCGGCGTCCACGTGCTCGAGTTGCCCCGCGGGCAGGCCGTGGTGTAGGTTCAGGACCCCACCGCATGCAGTGCCGACGGCCGCCCCTCTCATCCCCGGGCGGCCGTCGTGCGTTCGGGCTAGGATCTCGGCCGGAGGTTCCCACCATGCCCTAGCTCGGTCGACCGGCCGCCGTCTGGACCACGGCGGCCGGCGCGCGTCAGGGGTGCCGGTACGCTTCGCGCATGGCCGTTGACCTGAGCGTCTCTGAGATCACGTCCGAGCTTGGCGCGGTCCGGTACGCGAACGAGTTCCCGTCCTACCTGACGGGGGGGCGCAAGGCCACCTCGTGGTCGTCGTTCATCGACGAGGTCGAGCGCGTCCCGCAGCTGGCGTGGCCGGCGAGCATCGGCGTCACCGACGAGATGCGCAGCGACGCGCAGATCGAGTCGCTCTACGACGGCACGGCCCTGATGATCCGCGGGATGCGCGTGTCGATCGACCCGAACGGGGCGCCGGCCGCGACGGTGGAGCGCGCGTGCCGGGACACCGGCCTGCCGGTCAAGGGCCGCGAGAACGAGCCGGTGCGCCGCAGCGCGTACCGCTTCAACTTCGACGAGCACCTCTCCGACGCGCTGTTGGCGCTGCTCTACGGGCACTTCTACTTCGAGCAGGTCGGCTACATCGGCGAGGACGAGTGGCTGCACCTGCGCAAGCTCGCGCCGCGGCACCCGCGGACCATCGGCGACTTCGACATCGCGTCCGACGGCGGGCTGCGCGCGATCCGCCAGAACCTCCCGGGGCAGCGCTCGGGCCCGCTGGGCGTCGGTGGCTACGGCGGGGCGGTGATCCCGATCGAGAAGCTCGTCGCGTTCGTGTGGGGCCGTGAGGCGGGGTCGTGGATCGGCCGGTCGATGCTGCGGCCGCTGCGCCGCGAGTTCCTGGTGAAGGACCGCCTGATCCGCGTCGACGCGGTCAACCACGAGCGCGCCGGTGGCGTGCCGGTGGCGGAGGGTCCTCCGGGCGCGACCGACGGCGAGTTGAAGCGGCTGGCGATGATGGCCCGGCAGTTCAAGGTGACGGAGGGCGGCGGCGGCGCGATCCCGAACGGGTCGAAGATGCACCTGGTGCGCGCGGGCGGCACGGACGTGATCGCGTCGGTGCGCTACTGCGACGAGTCGATGGCGCGCCGGTGGATGCTCATGCTCGTGCAGCTGGGGCAGACGGAGACGGGCTCGCGGGCGCTGGGCGGCACGTTCGAGAACGTGGCCGGCGCGTTCCGCGACGCGATCGCCAAGTGGTTCCGCAAGGTCTGGGACGAGCACGTGCTCGAGGATCTCGTCGCGTGGAACGAGGGGGAGACGGCGGAGTACGCGCCGCGGCTGCACTTCGAGCCGCCGAAGTCCGACGCGCCGGCCGTCGACGGGCTCGTGCAGGCGATCGACTCCGGCCTGCTGGTCGTCGATCCTTCGCTGCGGGCGTGGGCGCGCGGCGAGTGGAACCTGCCGCCGGAGGACGTCGAGACGATCGCGCAGCAGGAACCCGGCGCGCAGCTGGCGCTTCCGCCGGGCCCTAGCGCGCGGGCCACGGGGACGCGCACCCGTCGGCCCGCTAGGCAGGTCCGCGCGACGCTGACGCTCCCGGACCGGGAGCTTCGCCGGCAGCCCTACGACGTCGAGGTGCAGGCCGCGGTCGACTTCCGGTCGCTGGACGTCGCGCACGACCTCGCGGCGACCGGGCTCGAGGCGCTGTACCTCGAGCGGGTGATCCCGGCGCAGATCGCGGAGATCGCGGCCGCGATCACGACGACGAAGGCGGGCACGGAGCGGGTGCGCGTGACGCGGGCGGCGATGGCCGGCGTGACGGCCTCGAGCTACGCCCGCGACGAGTTGGCCGACCTGCTGCTCGCCGCGGCGCGTGCGGGCGCGCAGGCCGCTGTGCGCGAGGTCACGGCGCAGGGCGTGGCGGCGGAGATGCCCGGCGACGAGGTGCTCGCCGGGCTCGTCGGCGATCAGGCCGACGCGGTGTCGCAGATGGCGGCGCACGGGATCTCGCTGGCGGCGCAGCGTCGGGCGGTGCAGTCGGTCGGCGGCCGCTCGGCCGGGGAGATCGCGGCGGAGGTGACGGCGCACCTTCAGGGGATGAAGCACACGTGGACGGTCGATCAGCTGAAGGGCGCCGTGACGATGGCGCAGAACGTCGCGCGGACCCACGTGTTCGCGCAGGCGCTCGAGCAGACGGTCGCGTCGATCTACGCGTCGGAGATCCTCGACGTCAACACCTGCCCGCAGTGCATGGCGAACGACGGGCGGGAGTACGACTCGATCGAGGCTGCGGTGATGGACTACGCGTCGGGCGGCTTCCATGCGTGCGACGGCGGGCCGCGGTGCCGGGGGACGTTGGTGTTCGTCCGGGCGACGGAGATCGACCCGGCCTCGAGCGCGCACCCGCTCCTGCCGTCGGGATAGGTCTGCTATAGTGACGCTCCCGAACACGGACCCCTTGGAGGGAGCGGACCATGCTGTACGAGAACGACCAGCAGGCGAGGGACGCGGCACGCGAAGCGGTGCTGACCGCGTTGCGCGACGCGAAGCTCGTCGAGGCGAAGGCCGACGGCGCTACGGGCCTGTCGGTGATCGAGACGGACGCGCAGCGCCGCGGCGTGGCGATCATCATCACGCTCGGCGGGCCCGACCCGCTCGACGTCTGCGAGGCGCTGGACGCCGCGGGCGTGAACTCCGACTACCGGGCGGACGAGCCGTGGCGGATCTACGTCAGGGCGCCGCGCGACGAGCCGGAGGTCGTCGACGACCACGCGCTCGAGGTCGAGGCCGACGGCGGCGACGAGGAGTTCGAGGAGGTCGGCACGGCGGCACCGTCGGCCGTCGGCGTCTCGTTCGACCGACCCGTGGCCGGGGTCGTGATGCAGGCGCTCGTGAACGAGGTCGACCGGCTGGAGAGCACGTTGCGCTCGCTGCGACGCAAGGCGGCCTCTCCGGTGCGCGCGGAGACGCAGGCGGACGTCGACGCCGCGGAGAGCGCGTTGGCGGTGCTGCGGCTCGGCTACGACGCGTTGGCGGCGGCGATCGTGGCGTTCGACGAGCGGCTCGAGTCGGTCCGCGAGGAGGCGTAGGCGATGGCCGGGCAGCGAGCCAAGGGCTACATCTACGACTTCAACCCGAAGCCGCACACCGTCGCGCTGATCGAGCGCGTGCAGGAGATCATCGAGCGCTACAAGCCGCAGCTGCCGCTGACGGCGCGGCAAATCTTCTACGTCATGGTCGGCCAGTACGACTATGACAAGACCGAGCAGGCGTACTCGCGGCTGTGCGAGGCGCTCGTGAAGGCGCGGCGCGCGCAGCTGATCCCGTTCTCGGCCATCCGCGACGACGGCACCGTGTCGCGCGGTGGCGAGGGCTGGGACTCCGTCGCGCAGTGGTGGTCGTCGCAGCTGAGTCAGGCCGAGCGCTTCACCATGAACCGCACGGCCGGCCAAGACGTCACGATCGAGTTGTGGTGCGAGGCGGCCGGCATGGTGCCGCAGTTGCTCCGGGCCGTGAACCGGTACGACGTCGCGGTCTACTCGACGGGCGGGTTCTCGTCGGTGACGGTGACGCACGAGGTCGCGGAGCGCGTGGCGAGCCGGGATCGGCCGACGGTGTTCCTGCACGTCGGCGACTTCGACCCGTCGGGCGAGTCGATCTTCGAGTCGATGACGGCGGACATCGGCGAGTTCGTGTGGTCGATGACGCAGGAGAACGGCATGTTCCTGCCTGAGCGCGTCGCGCTGACGGCCGACCAGGTCGAGCGCTACGGCCTGCCGACGGCGCCGCCGAAGCGGTCGGACTCGCGGTCGGCGCGGTGGGTCGGCGAGACGTGCCAGGCGGAGGCGATGGACCCGGCCACGTTGCGCGAGGTCGTGATCGACGCGGTCACCGGGCACATGGACCTGCGGGTGTACGACGAGGTCGTGCGCGTCGAGGCCGTCAAGCGCGAGCAGCTGACGTCGGACGTGCAGGACGTGCTCGATCGCCGTCGCGAGGCCGGCGACGAGGTCGACGAGGACTAGTAGCATCGACGGCGCTTGCCGTGCTGCTGGAGCCGCGACGGGCCGCCTTCGGGCGGCCCGTCGTCGTTCGTGGGCGAGAGGTCTACGCTTCGCAACGTGAACCGGCGGACCGCACTCGACGAGTGGATCTCCACGCTCGGCCGGCTGGCGGCGCTGCTCCTGCTCATCGCGTTTGGAGTCGTATGGATCTTCACCAGGCAAGTCGAACCGCTGCTCGTCGCGACGATGGCGACCATCTACGGCGTCGCCCGCGCGGCGAGCGCCGTCGCGGTCCTGCGGCGCCCGGAGCCGCCCCCGCCACCGGTGCCCGATACGACCGCGAAGGTGGGCGAGCCCACGTGAGGATGGCGGTCTACGCGCTCGTGTTGTCCGGGCTCTACGCGGTGCTGTCGCTGGCGGCGCCGGCCGTCGCTCAGGCGTGCGTCCTGGGATTCATCGCGGCGATCGTCGTCCCGGCCGTCTGGGAGATGGGCCGCGACCATCACCACCGCGGGGGCCGTACATGATGCTGTCGCTCATCGACCTGGGACTGATCATCGTCGGCTCGCTGCTGCTGGCCGCGGCGGGCGCCACGCTGTGGTTGCGGTGGCTACGGCGCGAGCCCGCGCAGCCGCGCTCCGAAGCGTCACCGGAGGATCAGCGCACCGACCTCGAGTCGCGCCAGCGGATCGCGACGCTCGAGTCGCGCTGGCAGGCGACGGCGCATCATCTCGCCGCGGCGCTGGCGGTCTTCGGCGCCGGGATGATCGTCGCGATGATCCTGGTGTTCGTGCTGTTCTCGCAGCTGCACGCGTCCCGCGTCCGGTCGCTGCGCGAGGCGTGCGAGCGCAACCGCGCGACCGTCGCGACGGCGACGGCGCAGTTCCCGGAGTTGGCCTCGTTCTTCCGGCGGGCGTTCCCCTACTCGAACGACTGCCAGGCCGACGCCGAGACGCGCGCGGGGCGCCGCTGACTGACGGGTGTCGGCGAAGCGCCTACGCTCTGCGCAACCGATGCCCGCCGATCTCGTCACCATCCCCGGCGTCCCGATCCTGCGTACGGGGACCTACTCACTCGGCTCGGGTGAGCGGACGTTCGCCGAAGAGGATCTCGTCTCGGCCGCGCAAGCGCTGGCGACCGACCAGGGCGTCAAGGCGCCCCGCATCAAGATCGACTCGCTCGCGAAGGCGCTCGGCCTCGACCCCGCCGCGCACGGCGGCGAGCCGGCGTTCGGGTGGTTTGACAACCTCGTCGTGGCGGAGGGCGGGCAGGAGTTGCTCGCCGACGCGCACGTGCCGCAGTGGATCGCGGACGCGATGGAGTGGGCCTACCCGACGCTGTCGATCGAGGGCACCCCGCCGGGCTGGACCTCGAGCACGGGCCGTCAGCACGACCTCGTCATCACGGCCGTGGCGCTGCTCGGCGTCGAGTGGCCCGGCGTGACGACGCTCGACGACTTCCGCGAGGTGCTCGCGTCCGGCCAGCTGCCGGAGGCGACGGCCGCGGAGGAGGTCGCCGTGGTCGCGTCGATGGGCCCGCGGCCGCGCCGCGACCTGCGCGCGTCGCTCGACGCCGACCTCGTCGTGCGCCGGTTCATCGAGATGCTCGACACGGGTGGCCTCGAGCTTCCCGAAGAGGTCGAGAGCGCGTGGGACCTCTGGCCCCGCACGATGCGCTTTGACGACGGCGGCGCGCCCTACCTGAAGGTGACCGACGAGCGGTCCGGGCTGCTGTACCGCGTCGACTTCACCGTCTCCGGCTCGGAGGTGTCCTTCGGGGCATTCGTCGAGGTCGTAGAGCAAGACGTACCGGTCGCCGCTTCGGCGGCCGGCGACCCCGCGACGATCGCGTCGTGGGCCTCGCGCGCAGCAGTGCGCGCTTCCATCAACGCAACGGAGGACCGCATGACCGACGCGCAGCGTCGAGCCCTCGCGGTCGCCTACGGGCTGGACCCGGAGACGGCGACCGATGTCGAGGTGAACGCGGCCGTGGAGGCAGGGCCTCCGACGCCGCAGGCGACCGAGCCGGCGACCCCGGCCGAGCCGACCGAGCCCACCACCCCCGCCGAGCCGGCGGCCGTCGCTGCGAGCGCCGACACGGTCACCGTGTCGCGCGCGGTCTGGGACGGCACGCTGAGCCGCCTGGGCGCCGTCGAGGCGTCCGTGCAGGACCAGGAGCGCACCGCGGCCGAGACGCGCCGCACGGCGGTCGTGGCGCAGGCGATCCGGGAGGGCCGCATCGCGCCCTCCGAGCGCGACACGTACCTCGGCCTGATCGAGGTCGACGAGACGCGCGTGACGCAGCTGCTCGCGTCGATGGCGCCCGGCCGTCTGCCGGTCACCATGCCCGCGGGCGGTCACGTCGAGGTCGACGTCGAGGCGCAGGCCGACGTCGACGCGGCGCACGACGCGTACATGCGGCGCCACTGGCCGAAGGCGGCCGCGCGCCTGGAGCACATGCGTCGGCCGGTCCCGGTCGGCGCCGTCGAGCACCGTCAGGAGGTGTAGGCCATGCCCGACTCCATCCAGTTCAAGGAGAGCGGCGACTCCTTCACGATGAAGGCAACCGCGGCCGTCACGGGCAAGCGGTTCGTCAAGGTCAGCGGCAACCGGACCGGCGGCGGTGCCGCGGGTCTGGGCACGGACCTCGCGAACGTCTATCAGGGGTCGATGGTCACGGCCTCCGGCGGCAACGCCGTGGGCGTGTCGAAGACCGACGCGGCCAACGGCGCGCTGTTCGGCGTGCACGCGGGTCCCGGCCTCGTCGTGCCGGTCGAGTCCGGCGCGGCGCTCGTCGCGGGCACGCGGGTCCAGAGCGACGCGACCGGCCGGGCCATCCCGTGGGATGGCACGATCGCCTCGCAGCCGCTGGGCACCGTCATGACGGCCGTCGGCGCTGCCGGCGCCGACTCCGAGATCAAGCTCGCGCTCTAGGCGCCGGCAGACACCTAGAGAGGACAGAGCACTAGATGCCCGTCACCGCAACCGATCCGATCGTCAACCCGCTCGCGCCGCCCACCGTCAGCGGCACGACGTACACGGTCGACTTCCTGCTGTCGAACCCGACCCGCGTGACGCGGATCGTGGCCGACCTCGTCATGGCGAACTTCTTCCTGGACCGGGTGTTCTCCACCGGTGGGGACGTGTCCGGGGGCGCCGTGCTGTACGACCAGGCGAACTACCTGGACATCTACACCGATCGCGATGTCGAGCGCATCGAGCCGGGCACGGAGGCGCCGATCGTCACCGGTCAGCGCACGGCGCCGCTCGTCGCGCTGGTCGAGAAGTTCGGTGGCAAGTTCCCGATCACGAACGAGGCTCGTCGTCGGAACGAGATGAACCGCATGAACAACCACATGCGGCGACTCTCGAACACCATCGTCCGCAAGATGCATCAGCGGGGGCTCGCGGAGTTGGCGGCGCAGATCGCGGCCAACGCGCGCACGGCCTCGTCGATCTCGTGGTCGGCGGCGATGGCGCTCACCATGACGACGGCGTCGCCGTCGGCGCGGCCGGCGCGTACGTTCACCGCGGCGCAGCGCGAGGCGGAGAACAACGAGTTCGGCTACGCCTACGACACGCTGATCGTCAACCCGACGGAGGCGGAGTCGATCCGCACGGTCTACGCGGACACGCTCGACGCGATCCTGAGCGACAACGGGATCACGTCGATGATCTCGACGCCGCGCAAGGCGTCGGGCTCGGCGTACCTGCTGGCCGGCGGCGAGGTCGGCGAGATGCGGCTCGAGGAGCCGCTGCGCACGACCGTGACGCCGGAGGGCGCGCCGACCCTGCGCGAGCAGGACTGGGTGCAGTCGCTCGTGAACCCGGTGTTCTTCGTCACCGACCCGTACGCGATCCTGGAGATGACCGGGATCGCCTAGGCGACCGGTCACGGAAGGCAAGGACACCATCATCATGAGCGACACCATCACGAACGAGCGCCGGCAGGTCGCGGGCGTCTCGGTGACCTTCTTCGAGGTGCTCGAGGATCTCGCCGGGAACAAGTCGCAGATCGTCCAGACGGCGGCGCGCGGGGAGTTCGTCGAGCTTCACCCGCGGGAGGCCGCGCGGCTGGACAAGCTGGGGATGCTCGTGCCGCCCGGCCGCGAGGTCGAGGGCACCCCGGCGCAGGTCCGGGCGAACGCCGAGCGGGCGATCGCCGACAACGCGAAGGCGATCATCGAGCGCGGCGTGAACCCGCTCGACGTCGCGTTCCCGCCGAGCACGGAGACGCCGGCTCCGTCGGTGTCGCCGCCCCCGTCGGGCGCCGCGCCGTCGGGCGACCTGACGACGGGCGACACGGGCATCGAGCCGACGATGCCGGTGGACTCCGGTCTGCCCGTCGCCCCGGCCGAGCCGCCGGACGCGGCGATCGCGGAGGTCGGGGAGATCTCGGCGTTCATCGAAGCGGAGCAGCCGAACGCGGCCGACACCGTCGCGCTGGCGAAGGGCGATCCGGCGCTCGCCGTCAAGGTGCTGGAGGCCGAGAAGACGGCGACGGGCGGCGACCCGCGCAAGTCGGTCGAGGGCCCGCTGCAGAAGATCATCGACCAGGGCGCCCGGGCCTAGCCGTAGGAGACAGAGAGCGGGCCCGCGAGGCGGGTCCGCTCTGGCTCTGGCAACACCGGATCGAGGAGCGAGCGCATGCCCGAAGGACTGAAGGTCCGGCCGTCGGTCGCTGGCGATGCCGTCAGCGTGGCTATGGACGCGATCACGACCGCTGAGGGCGAGGACGTCCTCGTTCAGCGGATGAAGCTCGTGCAGGGCGCGCCGGGCGCTGGTGTGGACGTGAGTCAGGGCGCGCCGCTATGGGTGTTGACGCGGCAGGCCGGGACGTACGCCTACGCGGCGGGCGCGGCGCCGGCGACAGTCGACGTGCCCGGTGCGGCGAGGCTGACCCGTGTGGCGGTTGTCGCAGGGGCGGCGGCTGCGACGGTGACGATCGGCGGCGGTGCGACGATCACGATCGCGGCGAACGGCGCCTTCGACGAGCAGATCCCTGGCGAGGCGCTCGGCGCCGACGTCGTGATCGCTGGCAGCGTGGCGGCGTACTACGTGGCGTGGGTCGTCTGATGGGCTTCCGGCCGCCGTCTGGCGGGAACGTCCAGATCGCTCCGTCTGGCGATGTGGCTGGCCTGGCGGATTTCATCACGATCACGGCGGCGATCACGGCGGCGCATGATGCTGGCGGTGGCCGGGTCGTTCTCGGGCCCTACGTCGGCATGACCAGCTCCACGCTCTGGACCAACTCCACCGTGTTGATGCGCAGCGGGGTGGATGTTGTCGGTACGAGCAAGTCGGTGAGGTTGGAGCTGGCCAACGGGTCGAACTGCGATGTGGTTAGTAGCCCGAACTTCGGCGCGCTCACCGGTACGGGGCAAGCGAACCTGGATCCGGCGACGGAGGCGACGGGCCCTAGTCGCTGGTCGCTCAAGAACCTCACGATCGATGGCAACCGCACCAACCAGACCGCGGGCAACGGTGTGCGTGTCTACGCCTTCAACTACGTGTTGGAGGGGTTGACGATCGAGAACTGCTGGGACACCGGTCTGTACGGCGAGTGGGGGCAGCCGAGCAACACCGGCTTGCAGGCGTTCGAGTGCACGTGGAAGGATCTCAAGATCCGGAAGAACGGTCACCACGGCTGGGTGCACTGCGGCCCGTCGGACGGTCGCTGCGATGACATCACGATCGAGTCCAACCGCCAGAACACGAACAACGCGGTCGGTGTCGGGCTCTGGATCAAGGGCCAGGCGGGTGGTCTGCAGATCGGCAAGATGCACGTGTGGGGCTTGGACTACACGCACACGTGGGGCGTGGTCGCCGACAACAGCTTCTTCGCTTCGAACCTGGAGGCGGAGGGCGCCACGAACGGCCAGGTTCTCGTCCGCGGCGGCGGCACGTCGTTCGACGGCACGGTCTACTACCTCGACGGCCAGTCCTACACGCGCGGCTGCGGCGTGCAGCTCGGCGACGACGGCACGACGCCGGGTCTGCTCGCGTCGGGCTCGTCCGAGGCATCGGATCCGGCGACGAAGGTCTCGTTCGGTAACGCCTGCAAGATCAACGTCAAGATCAGCGGGTTCTTGGGTGACGACACGCGGCGCGCGGGCTTCCGGTGGATCAAGGGCCAGGGCTGCCAGGTTCGCGGGATCGTGTTCGCCTACAAGATCCCGGCGACGACGGCCCATGCGAACAGCAACGGGGTCGACGTGTCGACCTGGACCGGAGGCGCGCCGGGGACGTTGTCGCTGAACAAGACCGGCTACGCGGCTGGGATCACGCATCTGCCGCCGAACGGCGGCACGGCTACGGTCGCGACGACGAACGGGCCCGTCACGTTCACCTATACGGGCATGACCGCGGGCTCGGAGTACACAAATCCGGAGGTGCTCGTCGGCTGCGTTGCGCAGGGCGGGCCGGCAGCGGGTTCGCTGATCGCCACGGGTGGTGCGGTGGCGATGACGATCGCGACCGTGGGCACCAAGATGGTCGATCTGACCGGCTACAGCACGACGCACTCAGATCTGTCGATCTGGACCGGCGGCTATACCGGGATTCCCTATGCCAGCATCGGGCCGCCGTCGCTGTCGAATTACGGAGGGAGCTTCGGCGATGGCAGCGACGGTGCGGCGGTGCTCGACGGCGTGGCTGCGGTCGGGTGGGCGACCCTGACCGGTGGTAACACCTACACCATGACCCGCGATTGCTTCTGCGCCAGCCTCAAGATCAACGCGGGTATCACGCTGGTGACGAGTGGCTACTACATCTTCGGTGGCGCCAGCGTGACCGGACCCGGGACGATCAAGGGCGATGGGAAGTCGGGCAACGCCGACGGCACCGCGGCTGCGGCGCAACTGGGGACCACGATCGGCAACGCTGGCGGCGCGGGCAACACCGGCGCCGGGACGGCGGGGCCGGCGTCGGCCAGCGCCTACTCCTTCGGTGGCTTCGGAGGCACCGGTGGCGCGGGCTCGTCTGGCGCGGGCGTGGCCGCGACGAACCCGACCGTGCCCAACAGCGCGTACGCCAAGCGCATTGCGTCGATCGCTGCGGGCGTTCTGACGCAGGGCGGCGCGCCGCGGGCGCTCGGTGGCGGCGCGGGCGGCAGCGGCGGCACCGGTGATGGCGTGAACAAGGGCGGCGGCGGCGGCGCGGGCGCCAACGTCGTCATCATCTTCGCCCAGTCGATCAGCAACCTCACCGTGACGACGGTCGGCGGGGCTGGCGGGGCGCCTGCGGCTGGCAACTGCGGTGGCGGCGGTGGCGGCGGTGGCGGGCACGTCCTGACCTACTCGCTGGCGGCTCCGACGTCGTTTGTCACGACGCGGACCGGCGGTGCTGGCGGCGCAGGGATCGGCACGGGCGGCAATGGCGCGGCGGGCTCGGCCGGCAACTTCTTCTCGAACCTCGTGACGTAGGGAAGGCGACCATGTCGGTCATCCTGTTCAGCGCGGCGGCCGCGGGTGGGCCGTTGGCGATCGCGACGCCGGTCGAGGCCACGGACGGGAGCCTGACGTCGTCGACGGCCACGGGGCCGGAAGGGCTCGTGCTGACGGTCATCATCGTCGATAGCGAGAGCGTGACCGTGGCGACGGCGACGACGGTGGTGGAGGTCGAGCCGGGCATCTACTCAGCGTCGTTCCTGGCACCTAAGACGCCGGGGATGTACTCGATCGTGTGGCAGGGGCCGGAGCCCGACCAGACGGTGATCGAGGGGCTGGTCGTGGCGCGCGGACTCGTGCCGTCGGTCGATGAGGTCGGGGCGCTGCTGCGCGCGCGGACGAAGGTGCCGGGCGGCGCCGAGATCGGCACGTTCCGAGACGATCCGGCGCCGCCTACCCGGCCGTCGGCGTCGCAGGTGCAGATCCTGATCGACGAGGCTGTCGACGAGGTCACCGGCAAGGTCGGAACGCCCACCGAGGGCACGTCGCTGGAGGGTCGCGTACGTCGCGCGGCGGCGTTGTACGCGGCGGTTCTAGTCGAGTTGTCGTTCTTCCCGGAGCAGGTCGCGTCAGGGCGCTCGCCGGCCGAGACCTACCGGCTGCTCTACAACGATCGGATGAAGTCGCTGGTCTCGCTGGTCGAGCAGGGCGGCGACGAGGACGGGGATGGCGCGGTCGGCACGCCGGAGGCCGACATGTCGTTCGACACGCACTGGCTCGACGAGGATGGGGTCCTGCGCGGGATCTCGATCGTCGGGTTCGGCACGGAGTGGTGACGTGCTGACGATCGAGATCCTGGCGATCGGCGAGGTCATCGTGCAACGCGACCTGCTGCGGTTCTCGGCCAACGTGACGGACTTCTCGCCGGCGATGGAGGCCGCGGGCACGATCCTGCGCGAGGCGACAGAGGCGCAGTTCGATACGCAGGGCAGCTACGCGTCGGGCGGCTGGCCGGAGCTGGCCGCGGCGACGCTGGCGTACAAGGCGCGCCACGGGCTCGATCCGCGGATCCTGCGAGCGACGGAGAACCTGTTCACGTCCTTGACCAGGAAGTTCGATGCGCGGCACATCGAGCAGGTGTCGGCGACGTCCCTACGATTCGGCACGACCTTGTCCTACGCCGTTTTCCACCAGTCGACGCGCCCGCGGCGGAAGATCCCTTACCGTCCGCCGGTCGCGTTGACCGAAGGGGACAAGCGTCGGATCGTGAACGAGATCCAGCGCCACGCCGTGTCCGGGCTCGTCGGGCAGGGTGCGCTGTGACCAATCTGTTCGGACGGCTGATCTCGGGCGCGGAGGTCGAGCGCCGGATCGCGGCGTTCATCCGCGACGTCGACGAAGATGCGGGCGGCTCGTGGCTGGAGACCTACTTCGGCGAGGTTGCTCGGGTCGAGGGCTACGTCGAGCGCGGCGAGCATCTGGAGCGGCCGCTCGACGTTGTGCCGGCGTCGGACCTCGATCGCTGGCCGGAGTCGCAGTTGCCGATCCTGGTGGTCGTCTCGCCGGGGATTCTCGGGAAGCCGGAGCGGATGGGGAACGGCAGCTATCGAGCGCCGTACTCGATCCAGCTCGCGCCGATCGTCTCGGCGGACTGGGAGGGCTCGACGCGGCGGCTGGCGCAGGCGCACGCGCTGGCGTGCCGGGCGCTCGTGTTGCAGCACAAGAGCATGGGCGGCCTCGCTGACGAGGTCGAGTGGCTGGGCGAGCGCTACGACGCGATCGCGTTCCCGGAGACGCGGACGCTGCAGGCGGGCATGGTCGCGTTCACGGTATGGGTCCCGGACTCGGTGACCGATCTCGGCGGTCCGGTCGCACCGCTGCCGACCCCTGAAGTCGACCCGGGCGCGTGGCCGGAGGCAACCCTCGTCGACGTCACGGTCGACGCGAAATCCATCACAGAGGACGTGCAGTCATGAGCACCACTGACGACGAGTTCGTGCTCGTCGGCGATCACCCGGAGAACCTCGCGTCTGGTGCGATGATCGGGCCAGGCGAGCGTGTAGCCCGCGCCGATCTCGACCTGGAGGGCGCGGATCGCTGGTTGGTCGACGAGGGGCGGCTGCGGCCGCTCTCGGACTTCACGCCGACGGCGGAGGAGCTGGCCGAGCACGAGGCCGGTCCCGTGCTGTCGGGCAAGGCGCTGGACAAGCGCGCGGCCGATCTGGAGATCGAGGGCCGTTCGAGCATGTCGGCTGACGAGCTGCGCGCGGCGATCGCCGAGCGCGAGGCTGCGACCATCCCCAACGGAGGCGAGTAGATGCCACTTCCTGATGTAGTCGTCACCGTGAAGGACGCGGGGACCTCGCGGACGCTGCCGTCCGACACGGGCACCGCGTACATCGTCGGCGCGACGGAGCGCGGGCCGATCGACGGGCCGCGGTTGTGCCGGTCGCTGCAGGACGTCGTCGACAACTTCGGCGCGCGGCTGGTCTCCAGCCCGGTCTACGACTGGGCCGAGACCTACTTCGCGGAGGGCGGCACGCTGTTGTACGTGTCGCGTGCGATCGGTGCGGGGTCGGTCGCTGCGACGCGGAACCTGCTCGACGGCGCTGCGGCGATCTCGCTCGTGGTGACGGCCGGCCAGCTGGGCGTGCCGGACCCGGGCGCATGGGGCAACTCGGTGAGCGTGCAGGTCATCGCCGGCGCGGTGGGCGGCGAGGTCGTGCTCGTGATCACCCGTTCGGGCGTCGAGGTGGAGCGCTCGCCGTCGCTGGCCGACACCACGGCGCTGATCGCGTGGGCGCGGGCGAACTCGCGCTACATCGTGCTGTCGCAGGGCGCGTCGCTGCTCGATCCGGCGATCGTCGCCGCGTCGGCGCTGTCGACGGGCGCGGACGGCGCGGCGCTGGCCGACGCCGACTGGCAGGCGGCGCTGGACCGGATCCCCGCGGACCTGGGGCCGGGCCAGATCTGCGCGCCGGGGCGCACGACGTCGGCTGGGCATCTGCAGCTGCTCGATCACGGGCAGCAGCGGAACCGCTTCGCGCTGCCGGACTTCCCGGACACGGCGAGCGACGCGACGCTCGTAGCGTCGGCGCAGGCGCTCTACACGGCGCCGAACAAGGGGCGCCGCTACGGCCAGCCGGTGGCTCCGTGGGACGTGATCCCGGGCCTGACGGCGCAGACGTTGCGGACGGTGCCGCCGAGCGCGCGGCTGGCCGCGCAGTACGCGCGGAACGACGCGCTGGGCAACCCGAACATCGCGGCCGCGGGCACGGGCGGCGGGCGCGGGGTCGCGCGCTTCGTGATCGACCTGTCGCAGCCGGCATGGACGGACGCGCAGCGCAAGTCGCTGAACGAGGCGGGCGTGACCGTGTCGCGGCGCCGGTACGGAAGCTCGATCGTGACGTGGGGCGCGCGGACGCTGGCCGACCAGACGAACGACGCGGGGTGGTCCTTCGCGCCGGGTGTCCGGACGGTCATGTCCTACGTGGCCGACGCGCGGCAGATCGGCGACGCGCACGAGTTCGACACCGTCGACGGCAAGGGGGTGGCGCTGGGCATCTTCAACGGTGACTTGCGGGCCCCGGCGATGGCGTTGCACACGGTGGGCGCGCTGTTCGGCGACACGCCGCAGGACGCGTTCTTCGTCGACACCGGCGCGGCGATCAACCCGCCGGCCAAGCTCGCGGCGGGCGAGATGCACGGGCAGGTGGCGCTGCGGGTGAGCCCGATCGCCGAGCGCGTGCTGATCGACGTCGTCAAGGTCCCGATCACGCAGTCGATCGCCTAGGAGGCGCGAACCATGAGCAGAGAGAATCAGGCACTGGTGACCGTCACCGTCGACGGTGTGTCGCTGGGGACGTTCGAGGAGCGCGAGGGCGGGGACACGGACTCGAACGAGACCACATACCCGCTCGGCGGCATGGGGCCGACGATCTCGCTGGGCGGCACGCAGAGCGTCGACAACGTGACGGTCCGGGTGCTCTACACGGACGCGATCCGTGCGCGCCGGAAGTGGTTGCGCGGCCGCGCGGGCAAGGGCTCGATCGTCGTGACGGAGCAGCCGCTGAACACGGACGGGGTCGCGGACGGTGAGCCGGACGTGTGGCGCGGGACGCTGAAGCGGGTCAAGACGCCGAACCGGGCGGCGGACTCGAACAACGCGGCGCAGCTGGAGCTGGAGATGACGGTGTCGGGCGGCGTCGGCTAGCATCGGCACTGCTTGCCATGCCGGGACACGCGAGAGGGCCCTCACGGGCCCTCTCGTCGTTCTGAGACGGCGTGGCGGGGGTCGGGCCGTAGCCTTCCCGGGGTCAAGTCACCTAGGAGAGGACGGCGGCCCTCATGGATCCGCACATCACCCCCGAAGATCCCGATCACGAGCGCCCGGAGGCGAGCGAGTCCGACGGCTCCGTGCTGAGCGTCCTGACGCAGGCGCGCACGCAGACGGCGCGCAAGGCCGACACGCTGACGCTGCCGGTGGCGGCCTACAACGCGCCGGACGGCACGCCGAAGATCGGCGTGCGCTACCAGTACCCGGATGGCGGCTGGGAGCGGATCCGCAACGTCGGCAAGATCGCCGAAGCGGACCCGTCGCCGCTGGCCGAGCTGAACGCCTACGCGTTGCAGATCGCGACCTGCTGCGCGGAGATCGTCGGGCTCGACGGCCAGAAGGACGACGGCGAGTGGAACGAGATCCCGATCGTCGAGGGCGAGCACTACCGGTTCACCAAGCCGTTCGCCGAGCGTCTCGGGATCGAGGTCGACGAGGAGATTCGCCGGCCGAGCGTGCACATCGTGCGCCACTTCTTCTCGCCGCGGGCGGAGGCGACGGGCGAGTTCCGCGGGGACATCGCGCTGACGGCGCATGCGCTGCAGATCGCGGAGTTCCTGGAGAAGGGGAAGGCGGCCGTGGCCGCGCGGTTCGTGGGGGAATCCTAGGCACGGACACCGTGAGAGCGCTCGCGCGACAGGTGCACGCCGGGATCGACCCGATCCATCTTCTCCGGACGCGTTCGTCGACGGAGGCGGAGGTGCTGCAGGCGGTGGCCGAGCAGGTGTTCCGTGATCGGGAGGAAGCAGCGAAGGACGACTAGTGGACGTACTCGAATACCTCATCCGCGTGCGGGGCGGCGACCAGGCCGACCGCGAGACCGACAAGGCGTCTCGCGGTTTCGAGCGTCTGCGCCGCGAGGTCGTCGAGACGAAGATCGCGACGGGGTCGCTGGGCTTCGGCCTGAACAACGTCTCGGCGCGGTTGCGGACGGCTGGCGTCGCGGCGGTGTTCGCGGCGCCGGCGATCCTCGCGGTGGGGTCGAGCGCGGGCGCGGCCGCGATCGGTGGCGGGGCGGTTGCCGGTGGCGGCGTGGCGGGGCTGGTCGTCGGGCTCAGCGGCCTGATGGTCGTCGGGAAGCGCGTGGCCGACGGGTTCTCGGACGTGTCGTCGGCGCTCGACGCCTACCACCTCTCGGTGGCGCAGAGCGGCCGCGGGTCGAAGGAGGCCGCGAACGCGCTGTCGCACCTCTTCGCGGTGGTGGGGCAGTCGGGTGGCTCTCCGGTGCTGGCGCTCGTGCGCGAGGTCGACGCGCTGGGATCGTCGTGGGACTCGTCGACGCGGATGGCCCGCACGGCGCTGCTGGGGACCTACGCGGACGCGATCAAGGGCGCCACCCGCCTGATGCCGACGTTCGCTCGGGAGACGAACGCGTCGGCGCTCGTGGTCCGCAACGATCTCGGCGTCGCGATTAGGCAGCTGTCGGGGCAGGAGGTGCGTTCGGGGATCTCCGACCTCTCGAACACGTTCCGCATCATGTTCGGGCCGCTGACGCGTGGCGGCACGGACTTGTTCATCGTCTTGCTGCGGTGGATTCGGACGACCAGTCCGTACGTCGAGGACGGCGCGGTCGCGTTCGAGCGGTGGGCGCACGGGCTGCGGTCGTCGTCGGGCGACTCCTACAAGTTGTCGACGACGATGGGGATGCTGGTCTCGAACACGCGGTCGTGGTGGGGGCTGGTCAAGGCGGTGGGGTCGACGATCGCGATCGTCTTCGGCGCGAGCGTGAAGGACGGGCAGCGGCAGGTCGACTCGCTGACGTTGACGGTGCTCAAGTTCAACGAGTGGTTGACGGCGGCCGAGAAGTCGGGCGACGTCACGCGGTACATCCACGAGGGCGCGGTCGCGTTCGATGCGCTGGCCACGGCGGCGGTGCCCGTGGCCGGCATCATCGGGATGCTGGCGGGCGCGCTGTTCCCCGCGGTGCAGTCGGGCGCGCACGGCGCCGCGGGCGCGTTCGGGTTTCTCTTCCTGCGGCTGCAGGCGATCGCCGCGATCATCCACTTCCTGGGGCCGCTGGCGGGGCCGATGGTGCAGGCGTGGATCGCCTGGACGCTCGCGACGAAGGCGCTCACCGCGGCGCAGATCGCGCTGGGGATCGCGTTCCGGCTGACGCCGCTCGGGTGGGCCGTGACGGCGATCACGCTGCTGGCCGCGGGGTTCTACTTGGCCTACGTGAAGGTGGGGTGGTTCCACCGCGCGGTCGACAACTCGTTCTCGTGGATCAAGTCGCACTGGCCGCTGCTGCTGGCGATCCTCACCGGTCCGTTCGGGGGCGCGGTCGCGCTGATCGTGACGCACTTCGACGAGATCAAGAGCGCGGCGAAGTCGGTCTTCGGGTTCATCGCGCGGCTGTGGAACTCGACCGCCGGCAAGATCTCGGTGCACGCGCCCGGGTGGGTCCCCGGGATCGGTGGCAAGGGGTTCTCGGTCCCGAAGATCCCGGGCTATGCGATGGGCACGCCGTTCCATCCCGGCGGGCCGGCGGTGATCGGTGAGCGCGGGCCGGAGATCCTCAACTTGCCACGCGGGTCGAGCGTGACGCCGATCATGATGGGCTCGCCGAGCCTGAACATCGGCAGCGGGGACATCGTGCTGAAGGTCGCCGGTCGCGAGCTGGCGCGGATCAACCGGCGCGAGATCCTGAAGGCGCAGGCGGCCACGTAATGACCGATCTATGGCACGTCCAGATCAAGACGGTGGACCCGCACAACGTGCTGACGTGCACGGCGTGGCTGGGCGACACCGCGCCGACGCCGTCGGGCGGCGGGGGCGGTCACGAGATCGTCGAGCTGCCGCGGCGCCGGCCGGTCGTGGTCTGGCGCAAGGGCGCGCTGTGGGTCATGTCCGTGTCGATCCTGATCGACAACTTCCGCGATGGCGACGCGGGGCCGGTGCAGCAGAACCGCGACGACCTGATCCGCATGTGGCGGCCGCTGAACGAGGAGGACGAGCCGCCGATCGTCAGGCTTGACGCGGAGGGCGACGCGGTGCCGCTGCAGCATCTGCAGTGGGTGATCACGAACCTGGAGTGGGGGGCTGCGAAGGCGAACTCCAGCGGCAACCGGACGCAGCAGGCGTTCACGGTGACCGTCACGGAGTACAACCCCGACGAGCGGATCGAGGCGCTGCACAGCACGCCGTCGAAGAAGCGGCGGGCGTCCAAGAGCAAGGGGAAGACGAAGGGGCCGAAGACCTACACGGTCAAGGCCGGCGACTCGTCGCTGTCTGAGATCGCGCAGCGCCTCAAGATCAAGGGTGGCTGGCGGGCGCTGGGCGACGCGCAGAAGCCGCCGATCCTCGATCCGCGCTCGATCCGCGTCGGCCAGCAGCTCAAGCTCCCGTGAGTCCGGCGGCGGCGCAACTGCTCGTCGTCTCGCGAGAGGCGAACGTGCCGGAGGACCAGGTCGGGACCGACGTCTCCGTCGAGCGGCTGCTGCTGCATCCGGCGAGCGACACCCGGCTGCTGCCGGGGCTGGGCCTGGAAACGAAGATCATCGACGGCCACGTCGCCAACTCCATGCGCGAGGCGCCGTCGCTGAGCGTGACGGTCCTGGACCCGCACGACGACCTGCTGACGTCGGGGATCTTCGCCTACAACCTGAATGCGGAGCTGGACGACATGCCGTTCCGGCTCGTGTCGGTCAGCCGGCAGGAGGAGGACGCCATCGTCCTCGACTTCGAGCACCTGATCGTCGCCGCGCTGCGCACGCACAACGAACCGCGCAAGTTCTCCCGCGGCGACTTCACGCGAGCTGAGGCGGCGCGGGCGCTCGTGCGCGAGGTCAAGGCCATGCCGATCGTCTTCGTCTCACCGGACATCCACCGGCGGCAGCCGATCCGCAAGGCCGACGAGCGGAAGTCGGCCAGCGAGCGGAAGTCCAACCGCGACCCGGGGATCTCGGAGAGCGCAGAGGTCAAGCGGCCCGATGGGCGCGCGTTCACGACGGCGGAGCTGGGCAACGCGGAGCGGGCGCTCGACGTCGCCGACTCGCTGAAGGCCGGGAAGAAGGCGACGCTGGCGCTGGCGGAGGCGTGCATCGTCGAGGGGCCGTTCTTCCGCAACCCGCTCGGTGGTGACGGCTCCAGCTCGGGCATCCTGCAGCTGCTGGCGGGGCATCTCGGCGGGTCGACGTCGACGCACGGTGGCCGGCGGGATATCGAGTTGGTGTGCAAGATGTTCTTGCAGGACGGCTTCACCGGCGTGGGCGGCGCGATCGCGGTCGCGCGTGCGCATCCTGAGTGGACGGCGGGGCAGGTCGCGCAGGCGGTGCAGGGCTCGGGCTTCCCGAAGAGGTACGACGCGGTGAAGGAATCTGCAGAGGCGATGATCGCGGCCTACAAGGGCGGCGGTGAGAGCTTCGGCGCGGCGGGGAGCTACTACAAGCGGTACGAGTTCACGCGCGGCCAGGCGGAGAAGGTCGAGACGACGTGGGACTGCACGGGGCGGTGGGCCGACGAGGTCCGCTGGCGCCGCTTCGTCGCTGGCAAGCGCACCTACTACTTCGTGGCCGACGAGCATCTGATGCGGTCGAAGCCGCGCTACCTGATCGACCCGACGACGACGGGCCTCGTGGGCAAGCCGACGTTCGACCTCGAAGTCGGCCGGCGGACCGTGGTCGTCCGCGGCCGCTCGGTGGCGCTGCCCTCGGAGTGCGTCGTGCGGGTGCGGATCGATCGGTGGGCAGCCCCGCCGGGCTCGGTGATCGAGCTGGCCGACTACGGGCCGCTGAACGGGCGTTGGCTGGTCGACGAGGTCTCGCGGCCGCTGTTCGACGCGGAGGCGGAGGTCCATCTGCGGCAGCCGCAGAAGGCGCTGGCCGAGCCGCGCTCCGAGGAGGCGACGCGGCAGGCGAAGTCCACCAACTCGAACGGTGGCGGTGGCCAGACGCCGGCCTCGAAGTCGGGCTCGCTCGTGTACCCGCTGTCGGTCAAGGGGAAGGATCTCGGTGGCCCCGCGGCGCACAAGGCGCGGGCGTTCGGCAACTGGCAGAGCGACAACGCGGTCGACATCGGATGCCCGCGTGGCACCTCGGTGTTCGCGGTGGTCGAGGGGACGATCGTCAAGCTCGGCGGCCACTGGGACGGGACCGGCAACTCGAACCCCAACGGCTTCAACGTCACGTTGCGCGGCGGCGGAAACCAGTGGTTCTACACGCACTTGCGCTACCGGTCGCCGGGGCTGAAGGTCGGCGACCGCGTCAAGGCGGGCCAGTACCTCGGAGGGTCGGGCGCGGCCAACGGCATCGACCACCTGCACATCGGCTGCGAGCACGGCAACCCGGAGACGCTGCTAGGCGTCGTCGACGGTGGCGGGTTCGTGTTCAAGGCTGGCCATCAGGAGAAGCTGTGACGGGTCTCGGCGAGCTGTTCTCGACGGGCGACGCCGCGGCGCTCGTGCCGTGCGTGGTGGTCGCTCCGGCGCCGGTGTCGCTGGGGTCCCCGGTCTTCCTGGTCATCCCCTCGTGGGACGTCGCGGTGCCGCGTGAGGCGGCCGGGTGGATGCCGCGCGGCGCGCTGCTGCCGTCGGTCGACGACGAGGGGCTAGCGGCGGTCGACCTCAACGGCGAGGCATGGCTGCTGGTGTGGATGCCGTCCTGATCGGACGCCGTGACGGCGGTCGCCGTCTAGCCTTTCGCCGGTGCCCGACGTCCCGCACTTCGCGTTCCCCTTCAGCCTCACCTCGACCGGCCACGTCGCGGTGGTCGACCAGGACTCGCCGAACGACGTGGCGGGCTGCGTCGCGGCGATCTGCTCGTACCGGCTGGGGGACCGCGCTGACGCGCCGACGTTCGGGATCGAGGCGCAGGACTTCCGCACCGGCGGGCCGAACCCGCTGGAGATCCGGACGGCCATCGCCGCGTGGGAGGATCGCGCGGAGGCAACGCTCGACCTCGACGACGACGACCTCGTGAAGGGGATCTCTGACGTGACCGTGTTCCTGGGCGCAGGTGGTAACCAGTGAGCGATTTCATCGCGCCGACGATCGAGTCGGATCCGGCTGCGCTGGCCGGGCTGGCGTTCGCGTATCTGGAGTCGGCGATCCCGGGGTGGACGCCGGCCCCGGGCAACCTCGACGTGCTGCTGATCGAGGCGATCGCGCAGATCGCGGCCGAGCAGGCAGAGGTCGCGTCGGGCGTGCCCACGTCGATCTTCCGCTACTTCGGCCCTGTCGTGGGCGTGCCGCCGCTCGAAGCGAGCCCGGCCGCGGCGACGGCGACGCTGTCGTTCGTGGACGCGACGGCGCACCACATCGACTCGGGATCGGTGATCGGGCTACGCGATCCCGACGGGGCGCTGTGGACGTTCGAGACGGTCGCGGACATCGACGTCGTCGGGGTGACGTCGACGGCGGCGATCGTGACGGCGACGGAGGAGGGCACGGGCGGCAACGGCCTGTCGGGGGTGGCCGACCTCGTCGACATGCCGGCGTTCGTGCAGGGCGCTGCGCTGGTCGCGCCGAGCAGCGGCGGCACGGACGCCGAAGACGACGCGGTCTACCTGGACCGGCTGGCCGAGACGCTGTCGCTGCTGTCGCCGCGGCCGATCCTCCCGAACGACTTCGCGGTGCTGTCGCGCTCGATCCCGGGCGTGTTCCGCGCCGCGGCGATCGACGGCCTGAAGCCCGGCCCGCCGTACGACCTCGCGGCGGAGGCGACGGGACAGGCGAGGACGATCACCATCGCCGTGGCGACGACGACGGGCGCGGTCGTCGGGGGCACGATCCGCGCCGCGGTGGCCGCGCTGCTGCAGAGCGAGCGCGAGGTGAACTTCGCGGTGTTCGTGGTCGACCCGATCTACGCCGTGATCGACCTCACGTTCACGGTGAAGTGCTGGCCGGGCTACGCGCCGGCCGACGTCCAGTCGCGGGCGATCACCGCGGCGCAGGCATGGCTGTCGGCGGGGACGTGGGGCCAGGGCCAGGATCTCGACCCGACGACGTGGCTCGACGACCGCGTCGTGCGCATCGGCGAGGTGTACGAGATCCTGAACGCGGTGGAGGGCGTCCGCTACGTGCAGGGCGCGCCGACGATCGGCCTCAACGGTGGCGGCCAGGCTGCGGCCGATCTCGCGATCGGCACGGGGACGGCGATCCCGGTCCTCACGACCCCGGGCGCGATCCTCGGGACGGCGGTCGCGTAGATGCCGGCGCCGGTCGTCTCTCGCTTCGCGCAGGACACCTACGGGCGCTTGGGCCCGGTCGCCGATGCCGCCGGGGGCGACGAGGGTCGCGGCTGGCCGCTGCTGGTCTACGTGGCGGCGCTGGCGCAGATGTTCGCCCGCGTCGAGCAGCTCGCCCGCTCGACGGGCGACGGCGCGCCTCCGTGGTCGCAGATCGTCGACCCGGACCGTGCGCCGGTCGACGTCCTGCCCTACACCGGCCTCTTCGTGGGCTCGCGCCCGGTCCCGGGTCAGACGGAGGCGCAGGCGCGCTCGCGGATCAAGTCGACCGACGGGTTCAAGCGCGGGACGCCGGCCGCGATCGCCGCGGCGGTCCAGCCGTCGCTGACGGGCACGCAGTACGTCGGGATCGTCGAGCGCGCGGGGGGCAACGCCTATGCCTTGCAGATCAGCACGCGGTCGAGCGAGACGCCGGACCCGGCGACCTCGCAGGCGCTGGCGCTGGCGGCGAAGCCCGCGGGGCTGATCCTCACCTTCACGGTGACCGCGCAAGTCACCTGGGGTGAGATGGAGACGAGAAATCCGGTCGCGACGTGGTCGAACGTCGAGGCGCAATTCGCAACGTATGCTGACGCTGAGGCCGTGGTCTAGATGCCGACGAACACCCCCCGCCTGCAGATCCCGGTCCCTGGGCCGGGTGATCCGTTCAAGCCCGTCTCCGTCGATCTGCCGGCGATGGCGGCGCGGATCGACGCGATCGCTGCACGCGAGCCTGGAGCGGTGTACGCCGCGTCGCCGGTCCTCGACGTCGGCCAGCTGTTTCAGCTGCGTGCTGGCCGGACCCTGGTCCCCACGGACTTCACGACGCTGCTCGGGCTCAGCGCGCCCTTGGGGCTGTGGAACCTCGCGTCGGTGAACGACGACTCCGGCAACGTCCGGAACCTCACGAACAAGGGGTCGGTGCCGTTCGGGATCGGGATCAACGGGGCTGCGTCGAGCGCCGCGGTGTTCGCGGGCGCGACGTCGCAGGCGTTGTTCCTGGCCGACGTCGGCGGGGCTGATCCCTTCCGGGTCAAGACGGGCACGTTCGCGGCGTGGCAGCGCACGTCGAAGCGCAGCACCGATCAGGTGATCCTGTCGAAGTACCGCGCGGCGGCAGGCAATCAGGGCTGGGTACTGGAGGTCGATGGCACGTCGAACGCGGCCGCGTTCTTCGCCTCGCTGGACGGGAGCACGGCGACGCAGATCGTCGGCGTGTCCGACGTCGCGGACGATCGCTGGCACCACCTCGCGGTGACGTACGACGGCATGATCCTGAGCCTCTACGTCGACGGCGCGCTCGAAACCGTGGTGAGCTTGCCCGGTCTGCTGTTCGGGACGGCGGCGCCGCTGAACATCGGCGGGTTCGGGGCGGACGGCGCGACGGCTGCCTCGTCGCCGCATTACGGCCGGATCGACACCACCTACGTGACGGGAGACGTGCTCAGCGCCGACCAGATCCGTCTCCTGTACGCGGCGCGGATCGCGCACAGCTACGCGGTCACGCCGACCCGGGCGCACATGCTCGTGACGCGGCGGCGGCGCGGCGCGGCGCTCGTGGTGGGCGACTTCCCATCGGCGCCGGCCCGGCTGCACAACTTCACGGCCGGGGCGCTCAGCGAGGCGTCGGGTGGCGCGGCGTTGACCCCGAACCCGGGCGCTGGCGCGATCACGTCGGTTCCTGGGGCCGATGGGGTGGTGGGCGGCGCGCAGGCGTTCAGCGGGGCGCACACGGGCCTCTCGTCGACCGACGCCGGCCTGCCGGCGGGCACGACCGCGCGGTCCTACGGCGCGTGGTTCCGCGGGACGTCGACGGCGACGATGGGCATCATGGGCTGGGGCACGGTCGGCACGACGGCCTACGACCTGCTGTGGCTCGCGTCGGGCGTGGTGCGGACGCGCAGCGGCGCGGACGACTTCGGCGGGGCGCTCGTGAACGACGGCCAGTGGCACCACCTGGTCGTCGTCGAGGACAACGCGGCAGCCGACGGCCTCAAGCGCAAGTTGTACGTGGACGGGCGCGTGTCGAACACCTCGCTGGTGATCGGGTCGATCACGCTGGCCGGTGCCGACAAGTTCCGCGTGGGCGCGCTGCCGGACGGGACGAGCCCGTTGGTTGGCCAGGTCGACGGCGCGTTCGTCAGCGCGGTGGCGCTGACGTCCGACCAGGTGCGGGCGCTCTACCAGAAGTCGGCGCTGACGCTGCCTGCGTCGCCGAAGAACGAGGGAGACCACGTGGAGGGCATGGACTCGGGCAACTTGTACATGATCTGCGACACGCTCGAACCTCAGCACGTCGTCGACCTGAAGGTGGCCGGCTGATGCGATCGACACCGGCTGATCAGGGCGCGACGCAGACGTTCGCGATCCGGACCGTCGACGCTGCGTCTGGCTCCGGTCCGGGGTACACCTGGACGCGCACCGGGACGGGCACCTATGTGTACGTCTTCCAAGGCATCCGCTACATCAAGTCGGCGACGGCATCGTCGCCGCTCCAGGCGCTCTTGGCGAACGTGACGGTCAGCGGGGTGCAGGTGACGGTCGTCACCTACAACACGAACGGAGGCGTCGTGACCAGCTCGAACCACAGCCTTGCGGTTGAGGCCGTCGTATGACCTTCGACCTGGATCCTGACGAGCTGGCGGAGCTGCAGGAGGACGCTCAGCGGTTCGACGAGGCGCGGACCGCTGAGCGCTCCGAGGAGGGACAGCGCGCGCGGGTGGAGGCCGTCGCGGCGCTGGTCGCTCAGGAGAACCACGACGCGCCGAGCGAAGAGGAGGTCGAGGAGCTGCACCGCGGCCAGCCGTTGCCGGAGCCACCGGAGGAGGTCGTCGTGCCCGTCGTGCCGGCCGAGCCTGACGACGTCGTCGACGCCGTAGATCCGGATGTGGTCGAGGGCTCGGCCGAGCCGGCGCCGTCGGAGCTGGGCGAGGGCTAGACTGCGCGGTAGCGGCCAGCTGCCGCCCTCCACATATTCGGGGGCGGATTCCTTCGTGAATCGTGTTCGGGTATGCGTTGCAGGTCGCTTGTGAGAGGTCCGCCCAAGGCGGACCTCTCGCGTTCTAGGGATAGATTCGCTATCGTCGTCGGACGTGTACCCGATCCCTAGGAGGGCTCCATGCCCGACGAAGTGACGCGCGCCGATCTGGTCCGGCGCGTTCCCCCGGAGGCGTCCCGGCTGGTTGCCGTGATGAGCGACGACGAGATCCGTCGCTCGTTCCGAATCGCTTCGGCGTTCGCGGCGACGGCCACGATCAACAAGCAGGCGCCGACGCCTGAGATCGCGTTCGCGAAGATGACGGTGGGCCGTGATCTGGGGATGTCCCCGGCGGTGGCGATCATGTCCATCGACTTCGTCGAGGGCGGGATCATGATCCGCGGGGTCCGGTTGCTCGCGTGGATCCGCGAGCGGCCTGACTACGAGTACAAGATCATGCACTCCGATCAGGAGAAGGCGACGCTGCGGATCCTGGGGTTCCCCGTCGACGAGCAGTTCGAGGACGCCTATCGCTTCCGGGGGCAGTGGTGGGAGGTGCTCGGCGAGGAGACGTTCACCGTCCAGGATGCGGAGACGGCAGGCAAGCTCAAGTCGACGGAGCCCAAGGCGGCGTGGAACGCCTACCGCAAGAACATGCTCGTGTGGCGGGCTGCCTCGAACGCGGTCAAGTTCCACGCGCCGGACATCTTCAACGGGATGCCGGTCTACACGGAGGCTGACTTCGACGTGGAGGGCACGGCGATCGACTTGGGCGGCGACCTGGAGGGCGGCGGCGTGCAGGGTCTGGATCTCGGGCCGAAGGTCGAAGCGATCCTGCAGCGCGCGGCCGCGCTCGGGCACGTCGGGATCGCTGACCGGGCGAACGCTGAGGTGACGCTCGGCCAGCAGGATCCCGGGTTCGTCGAGGCGTGGTGCGTGAACGCGACGAAGGTGCTCGACGGGATGGCCGCGGCCGCCGCGGAGGGACCCCCGGAGGCGGAGATCGTCGAGGCGACGGCGGAGGACGAGGCGGCCGCAGAGGCTGCGGTGGCAGAGGCCGAGCAGATCGACGAGGCGGCGGCCGAGCTGCAGTCGGAGCTGGCGCTGCGCGAGCGGATGGGCGCCGAGCTGGAGGCGGTCGAGGAGGAGATGGCGAACGCGGCCGCGGAGGGCGACGACGCGCGGACGGCGGAGCTGCTGGCGCAGCGGGACGCGCTGCGCTCCGAGATCGAGTCGCGGTGGCCCGACGAGGGCACGCAGCAGTCGCTGGGGGTGCTCTAGATGGCCGCGAATCCGAAGCTCAACCGACGCGAGCGCGTGGTGCTCGGTGCGGTGCGGGACCTGACCGACGCGGCGATCGCCGACGGCTGCGAGCCGCCGGTGTTCTTCGATCAGGAGGTGATCGAGCTGGCGGTCGGGCCGGCGCCGGGCTCGCTGGATGCGCTCATGCGGTTGCGCTACCTGAACTCGCGGCCGGGCGGGAAGTCGCCGCTGGGGTGGGCGCTGACCGACGCGGGCCGCGCGCTCGCCGATCGGCGCACGGTGGCCGGGATCGTCGTGCCGCACTGGGGGGCACGGGGATGAGTGGCGCGTCGAAGGCGGCCGTGGCCGCGAGCGCGGCGACGCTCGAAGCCTCCGGGCTCGTGCATCCCGCGACAGGGCCGCAGGCAGAAGTCGTGGCCGTGGGGCTGCTCACCGCGGCGCACGATGAGGCGCTCGGGCTCGATCGCTCGGTGTGCCTCGCCGATGTGGTCGAGGCGCTGATTACCGGCGTGCCCGGCGGAATGGCCGACATGCACATCGACGACGTCGCGGACTACGTCGCGAAGCGGTTCGGGGCTCGCTCATGAGCGCGCCTAAGTGTCTGGGGCGACGTCGCGACGGCAAGCCGTGCCAGCGCGGGGTGCCGGGCGGGAACGGCCTCTGCTGGCAGCACCAGAAGCAGCGTCGCGAGGGGACGTTCGAGGCGCGCCAGAGCTTGCTAGCGGGCATGGAGGTGTGCGCGCGGCGGACGTTCCACGGGATGCAGGTCGATGACGACCTCGCGGTCGGGTTCGTCGAGGCGACGGGCGATCTGGGGAGCGTGTTCCACGAGGTCGCGGCCGAGATCCTGCGCACGATGTGGGGACATGGCGCGATCACGATCCCGACGCAGGAGGCGGTCGAGATCGCCTACGAGGTCTACGCGCGGTCGCCGGTGACGCTGCCGGCCGAAGAACGCGACGACCTGATCATGTTGGTGTTGCAGTTCTGCAAGCGCGAGTGGGATGTGACGAAGACGATCGCGATCGAGGAGCGGATCAAGGTCCCGGTGGTCTGCCCGGACGGCGCGACGCGGCTGCTGTCGTGTCAACCGGACTGGATCTCGCGGTGGGGGACGCGGCTGCTGGTCATCGACTACAAGACGGGCTGGGCGAAGCCGAAGTCGCCGCAGAAGCCTCAGCAGGGCGTGCCCGACGGCGTCGCGATCGGCATGCAGTACCTGAGCGAGCGCGGCCACTACCAGGCCGACTCCTACTCGCTGGCGGCGCTGCATCGCTATCCGCAGGCGACGGAGGTCCGCTTCCGCGAGATCCACTTGCGCCACGGCCTGATCCGCGAGGTGACGCTGACCCGTGAGGAGATGGAGCACGTCGAGCGCCAGATCGGCGTGCATCTGCAGAAGCTCGACGAGGCCGTCCTCGTGGGGGGCTCGTCGCCGCTGTGGCGGCCGCGGCCGGGCAAGCACTGCACGAAGCAGTGCCCGGTCGCGAAGTCGTGCCCGATCCCGGAGGAGCAGCGCGGCGCGGGCGCGATCGACGGGCAGGAGGCTGCGGACACGATGGCGGCCGCCTACCTCGTCGTCGACGCTCAGCGTCAGCAGCAGCGCGCGGCGATGCAGTCGTGGTTCGAGGAGACCGGCCTGCCGCTCAGCACGGGCGACGGGCGCGAGATCCGATGGGACGGTGGGAAGGGCGGTGCGTTCGAGATCGTCGACGCCGGCTCGCGCCTGCAGGTTCCGCCGCGAGATCTCGCGGCGGCGTTCGGCGCGTCGGGGCCGAGCGATGGATGAGGTCGGCCGGGTGCGAGAGGTGCTCGCCCGGGACTACGCGGATGCGGTCGGCGACGTGATCGTCGACGAGCACACGATCAGGCTGTCGCTCGCGACGGCGAAACGGCGGATCGGGGAGCGGCGGATGGACGCTGCGCCGGTCGCCGCTCAGCAGATCGCAGATGCGATCGAGGAGGGCAAGAGGACATGACGAACACGCCGATGTGGGAGCCGACGATGCAGCCCCCGTGGTGGGACAGTCGCCTCGTGGGCTTCGACCTGGAGACGACCGCGCCGGACCCGTTCGAGGCGCGGATCGTCAGCGCGGCGGTCCCGGTCGTCGGCGGCAGCCGGGAGCCGAAGGTGGCGACGTGGCTCGTGGACCCCGGCGTCGAGATCCCGGAGGAGGCGACGGCCGTCCACGGGATCACGAACGAGGCGGCTCGCGCCAACGGTGTCGACCCCTGCGACGCACTCGTCGAGATCCTCGCGACGCTCTGCGAGGCCGTGGACGTCTGCTCAATGCTGGTCGACTTCAACGCCCGGTTTGACCTGACGGTCTTGGCCGCCGAGTGCCGGCGTCACGCACTGGAGATCCCGGCGGTGTTGCTGACCGCGCCGGTCTTCGATCCGTCGGTCATCGACAAGTTCCTCGACCGCTATCGGAAGTCCTATCCCTACGGCGTGTCGCCGCAGCAGGCTGCCGCGCGCGGCATCCCGTCGTCGCGGACGTTGGAGGGCATGTGCAAGGTCTACGGCGTCGAACTCGACGGGGCGCACGACGCGGCGTTCGACGCGATCGCGGCCTGTCGGATCGCCTATCGCATCGGGCAGCGCGGGCAGGTCGTGCGGCGGGTCCGCGGGGCCAGCGACGCGATCGAGAAGGCGGCGCTGGTCCGGGAGTGGGATGCGGTCAGGCACGACCCCGGTCTGCTGCACGTGTTTCAGGTCGAGGAGGCGCTGCGCGAGCGCGAGCGCTTCGCCGAGTACAAGCGGTCGATCGGCGAGGTCGAGATCGCCGACCAGATCGAGTCCGAGATCGGCTGGCCGTGGCTGGAGCTGCCGCCGGTGGTCGCATGACCTCGTCGTTCGCGATGGCGCTGGAGCTGCACCGCAAGCACGGGATGCCCGTCGGCGCCGAGCCGGCCAACCTGTCGCAGGACCGGCGTCGCCTGCGCCTGCGTCTGCTCGGCGAGGAGGTCGGCGAGCTGGTCGCGGCGATGGTCGGGCTCGACCCGGTCCAGACGCAGCGGCTGTGCGACGACCTCGTCAAGCGGTTCCTGTACGAGGAGTCGGCGAACTACTGCGTGCCGCGCGTCGTGTTGGCCAGCGTCGCGCAGGAGTCCGTCGACGTCCACGCTGTGGTGTCGGGGACGATGGTCGAGTACGGGCTGCCGGAGGACGCCGTCGCGCACGTCGTGCAGGTGGCGAACCTGGCGAAGGTGAACGACCCGGGCGCCAAGCTCCGGAAGCCTCCGGGGTGGCGTCCGCCGGACATTGAGGCGGCGATCGAGCACGGGCTCGCGCTGGCCGGGTGCCGGCCATGAGCGGCGTTCCGGCGCGGCCGCGGGCTCATCTGCCGTTCCGGCCAGAGGTCATCGGCGACCCGGAGTGCCCGATCCTGCATCGGTGGACGTTCCTGGGCGATCGGCTCGCGCGGCGCCTGCCGGTGAAGCTGCTGCTGCACCACTTCCTGCCGAACGCCGACGACCGCGACACGCACGACCACCCGCGGCCGTTCTGGACGTTCGTGCTGTGGGGCGGCTACGACGACTTCGTGCCGTGCGAGCAGTGCAACGGCGTCGGGGCGCTGAGCTACTGGCCGTCGGGTCCCGATGGTCCGGAGCGCACGGGCGACTGCCCGTGGTGTGGCATCGATCACGGCACCCCGCGCGGGCTGGTCCGCGGCGACCGGATGCGCGTCGGGATGCTCCGGTTCCGCCACGAGACGTACGCCCACCGGACGCGCGTGCTGCCGTCGGGCTGCTGGACGCTCGTGGTCATGGGCCCGTACCGGCGCCGGTGGGGGTTCTGGCGCGAGGGCAAGTGGTGGTCGTTCCGCGACTACGCCGACACGTTCGGCTTCGGGATGCGCTGCGGAGACGAGGACCGGTGAGCCCGGCGAAGCTCCCGCCGTGCCCGTATCCGGCCCACCGCGGCGCCGACTGGCGGCTGCGCGGCTCGAAGATCGAGGTCTGCGGGATCTGCCATCCGGCGGCTGACGGGATCGACGCGGTCGCGCTCAAGACGGGGAAGCCGGTGGCGAAGAAGGCGCGGGCCGGGGCGCGGCGCGTAGGCGAGATGCGGCTGCGGAGGTCGGGGTGAGCGACGCGCGCTACAGCGTCATCGTCGAGCGGGAGCGGAACGGGGCGCTGGCGCCGCTCGACGAGATGCACATCGGCCCGATGTCCGAGGCCGGCGCCGATCGGCTGGCTGCGCGGGTCAACGGGATCGAGGGCCTGATCGCGACCGTCTATCCGCTCTACGCGCCGCGGGACCCGGACCTGATCGGCGAGATCCTCGCCATGCGGCCGTCGTGAAGCGCTCGGGCCCGCCGAAGCGCAACGCCGCGAAGCTCCGGGAGTGGGAGCTGCGATCTCGGGCGCAGAGCGCGCAGAACGCCCGTCTGCGGGCCTCCGTGGGGCTCCAGCGGGGGAACGGGGCCCTGAAGCGGTCTCCGGGCTCAGGAGGCGCGAATCGGGCGGCGCGGCGCAAGCGGGCGCCGAAGCGCTGGCGCGAGGGGCGGGAGGGGCAGTGCGCGCGGTGCCGGCGCCGGTCCGGGCTGCATCCTCACCACGTCTTCTACGAGCAGCACGTCGAAGACGCTGGCGGTGACGTCTGGGATCCGCGGAACCGCCTGATGCTGTGCGAGGACCATCACTTGAACCACCACGGCCGCGGTGACGTCGTCCCGCTCGACGTGATCCCGGATCGCGCGCTCGCGTTCGGCGTCGAGGTGTTCGGCATGGCGGGCGCGGTGGCCTACCTGCAGCGCTACTACCGAGCGACGGCCGCGGCCCTCGCGGCGCGCGGTCTCGCGGCGTAGCATGCTCGATCTTCCGCCGGAACATGACACGCGAGTGCCCCGCGGCCGGCGGCGCGGGGTGGACGAAGGGAGCTTCCGCATGGCGGCAGCTGACGTGCAGAACGAGAGCCCGGAGACGGACGAGCCCGACGAGGACGTCGACGGGCAGACCGCGTTCCCGATGGGCGCGCTGGAGGGCGACGCGATCACGCTGGGCAAGCTCGTGAAGGCGAGCGAGTCGGTCGGGGTCGAGGTCTCCATGAGCAAGGCGGCGGTGCCGGTCTCCTCCGGGGGGCTGCTGAACCCGCGTCGGCAGGGGCGCGTGCTCGTCACGTACCTGCCGGGCAAGGTCGAGGAGGTGCCGCACCGCGTCGACGGTGAGATCGATCGATGGACGTTCCGGCAGCACCTGCAGCCGATCTTCGTCTCGCCGGCGAACGACGAGGCGACGCTGATCCGCGCCGAGATGGCCAACCTCGCGCAGACCGATCAGGTCCGCGCGCAGGCGCTGCTCGCGGAGCTGGCCGCGATCGTGAAGGATCCGGCGGCCGCCACGGCGTAGTCCGTGGGCGGGGCTCGGCGGCCTGGGAGGGCGCCGGGCCCCGGAACGACGCCGGGCCCGCCAGTTCGGCGGGCCCGGCGGAAGCACCCGGCAAGAGCGAAGGGAGCGGGGCTGATCTCGGCCACCTCCCACCACGACGAGGGAGAAGACGTGCAGGACCATACACAAAGTGCGGAGACGCGCAACCGCGAGGGTGCGCGAGAGGCGTTCATCGCGGGCTACACGGCTGCGGTCGCCGAGATGGCCGAAGGCGAGCGCAGATCAGTCGTCGCCGCGCTGGAGGTCATCAGTGCGCAGCTACGCGATCCGCCGGTGAGCGCGATGGCAGCGCTCGATCGCTGGGAGCGCGGATGAGCACGCTGATCTTCGTCCGAGACGGGCGGACGCTGCCGTTCGTGCCCGTGACGACGGCGGCGCTGACGCGGATCCGCGAGCGCTGCGAGAAGCGGCCCTATGCCACGGCGGCGTACGTGGCGCTGCTCGAACTCGCGAATGAGGACCGCGTCGATCGCGTCGCCGTGACGCAGAAGCTGATCGCCGAGCGCGTCGGGGCAGGGCGCACGACCGTGCAGAACGCGATCGGTGAGCTTGCCGATGCAGGGCTGCTGATCGTGAAGGAGCGGACGCACGGAAACCAGCGGTTGGAGAACGAGTACATCGTGATCGAGCCCAGCGACGAATCCGACACCCCCGCCCGCCACACGGGCGACCCTCGCCCGCCAGGCGAGCAGCGAACTCCAGAAGGTCAAGAAGAGTCCTCCGGACAGGAGAAGAAGCGCGAGCGCGTGGATGCGTTCCCCGACGACCTCGATCCGTCGCTGCATGAGGTCGCCATCGCCGCGGGGAAGATCCTCAAGGCGACGGCTCTCAAGCGCGAGCAGAAGCGGCAGGTGACGCGCGCCGCGGTCGGGCATGCGGTGCTGACGCATCCGGACCGCGATCACGTGAAGGTGGCGCGGGATCTCGAAGCGTGGCTGCTGTACGGGCCGGGGGCGCGGAAGTCGTGCGCGGACATCGTCGCGCGCTACCGGCGGTTCCTGGACACCTCGGAGCCGATGGCCGGGCCGCCTTTGCCTGCGGGCGTGACGCCGCTACGTTCTAGTGGTGCCCGCCGGCAGTCGGCGGGAGATCTGCTCGACGAGATCGGAGCGCGTCGTGGTCTGGGCTGAGGTGGAGAAGGACGCAGTGCGAGTGGTGCTGTTGGGGTCCTTCCCGTCGCAGGTCGCTGCGTGGGGGCGGAGCGGGATCGACGCGTTCATGTTGGAGTTGGCGGCGCGCGATCTCGGCCCGCATCGTGCGATCGCTGCGATCCGCGCCCATGACGGGAAGTTCGGCGCGCCGACAGCGGGGGCGATCCTGGGGATCGCCGATCGTCAGGTGCAGGGTCCGGCGCCGACGTTCCTGGAGGCGGCGCGGCTGGTCGGGGCGCGGGTGTCGATGCTCGACTACTTCCGGCCGGCGTCGAACTTCCACGAGCTGGTGGAGCGGCTGGCCGACGAGCACGAGGCGGTGGGGCGGTTTGTCGTGGCCCTCGGGCCGCGCGGCGCGAAGGAGATGCCGGATCCACAGCGCGGCGACTCCTACGCGGTCGGGCGGTACGCGAAGGACTACGGCGAGGTCGTCCGGGCGTGGGAGGCTGATCCGACGCCGGGGGTCGCGGCCGGCGAAGCGCGCCGCAGGCTCGAAGGCGGAGCGGGCGCGGCGATCGGTGAGGCGCGCAGAGAGCTGGCGCGAGGCGGTGGGGCATGACGGTCGCGGCACAGCCGATCGGCTTCGACGTCACGAGCCTGTCGCCGGAGGACTTCCGGCGGCGCGGCATCCGGCTGAGCCCGTTCCCGCATGTCGCGAGCGTTGGCGCCACGGACCGGCTGTGGCTGACGCACTCGCAGGTGGCGGTGCGCTATCCGAGCCGGGACCTGATCGACCGCTCGTCGGCGCGGGCTGCGGCCGGCGAGCACTTCGCGAAGCACGGCTCACTAGAGGGTCTGCGTCTGCACCGGACGTTCCCCTGCCTGGGGCGGTTCCGCGTGGAGAACGGGACGGCGACGACGGGCCCGGTGATCGTCGTCTGCGACGTGTGCGGCGACCGCTTCGGCGTGCGTCGCAGCGAGTTCGACAAGTCAATCAACATGCCTCCGCTGTCATGACGTTGTTCGATGAGGATCTCGTCGCGGAGGCGATCGCGGCCAGCACGCCGGAGACGGTCGCCGTCCCGCCGGTCGAGCTGCGGATCGTCCCCGACCACTCGTACGTCAAGAAGTTGAAGGGGTCGGGCTGCGCCCATGTCCTAGGTGATGGTCGGGTGTGCGGCGGTGCGCGTCATGCGTTCCTGCACAACGCGCCGTCGCTGAACACGCTGGGGGTCCGTTCGGGCTGGCAGGCGATGGACACCGCGCTGAAGGCGTGGCGCGCTGGGATGGCCGTCAAGCTGCACGAGTCCGGCCTGCCGCGAGGGCTCGACTCGGTGCTGGTCGAGGGCGTCATGACGTTCCCGACGCGCGCTAAGCGAGACCAGGGGAACCACCGCTACTTCCTGGAGAAGGCGCTCGGCGATGCTCTGCAGAAGGGCAACGTGGACACCCGGTGGTGGCAGGACGAGCCGGTCGCCGGCGGGTGGCTCGACGACGACGACTGGTCGCGGTACGAGTTCGGCAACCTCGCGTTTCGCTACGAGCGTGGCGTGCGTGCGATCGACCTCCGGATCTTCCCCAACGCGCTCGCACGCTAGCTATAGATCCGCTATCGTGCTGCGTCCCTGTACCCGAACACGGAGGTCCGATGGCCCGACTCCCGAAGGTGCCCCCGCTCGTCGGCAAGAGCGAGGCGGCCGAGATCATCGGGGTTGACCCGAACAACATGGTCAAGCTGCGGGGTCTGCCGGCGCCGCTGAACGACCGCGAGGAGTGCGACGTGCAGGTCCGCGCTACGCCGGTGTGGCGGCGCGTCGAGATCGAGAAGTTCGCGGAGGAGCGCAACGCTCGCCGCGCGGCGGCGGCCGTAGCGCCGTAGAGCAGCAACGGGGCTCCGGCCCCGATCCAGGCAAGAGCGAACGAAGGGAGCCGGCATGGCCGGTCAGAGGACGACGATCAAGCTGGGCGGCGTCGAGGCGGACGTGTCGCTGCAGAACGTGGCGGGGACGACCTCCGCGACCAGGTGGGAGACGAAGACGCTGGGCCCGGACGGGCAGGTCATCGTCGAGGGGACGGCGGAGCACGTCGGGGCGCCGTTGCTGCTCGGGCAGCCGCCGTTCGAGACGCCGGTGGGTACGACCGGCGACGACGCACCATCGCTGGCGCCGGAGGGCGTGACGCGCGACGAGGCCGAGCAGGAGGCCGCGGCCGCCGCGGCGCCGGTGGTCCCGGAGACGGACCTGCCGGAGGCTGTCGACCCGGCCTCGCTGATCCCGGCGCGGGCGCCGGGCGCGGCGCCGATCATCCCGGTGAACGCTGCGCAGGCGCTCGAACGAGATGTGCGCTTGGGCGTGGAGACGCCGATCGGACGGTCAGCGCGCGGCGTGACGAGGGAGGACGGGACGTTCGTCGACCTGACGAAGCAGCTGGCCGAGATCGACCGCGAGGTCAAGCTCGAAGGGATGGAGATCTCAGCGGCGATCCCCGCGGCGGCGGTGCCGCGCTCGCGGATCATCGGCGCCAAGTACGTCGTGCCGCAGGACCCGGAGTCGCAGAAGGTCTGCGCGCTGCTGTACATGGCGCTGAGGGAGGAGAGCAGCGCGCTGGCGGTGCGCTGGTCGAAGCGGACGAACCAGGCGCTGGGGATCATCGTCGCGTCGGCGCGGCACAATGCGCTCGTGCTGCTGGAGGTCGAGTGGGCGGCGGCTGAGCGGCCCGTGCCGGCTGCGGGCAAGGTGACGGAGATCGAGTTCTCCGAGGCCGAGCGCGCCGCGGCGATCGACTACGTCCGCCGCAACCGGCAGCCGGCCAGCGCGCTGAACGAGCTGGAGGACGACCGCGCGAGGTTGCACGGGGAGCTGCTCGAAGCTGCGCGGCAGGACGGCGCCGAGCACTGGGTCCCGATCCACTCGGCGCAGGCGCAGGGCGGCGGGGATCTCGCGGCGGCGATCGCCGCGGGGTCGTGACCGCCGGGTGGCGGCCCGTCGTCGCGAGTGCGTTGGCGGGCCTCGCTGCGGGGCTGGCGCTGCGGTCACTGATCGCGGCTGGGTCTACGTCGACGTCGCTGGGCGCGGGCACGACGTCCCCGGTCCCGGCCTGGCGCTCTACGTCGAACGGGGACGGCGGCTACACGTCGCTGTGGGGCGGACCTTCGGCTGCGCTAGATGCGGCGCGGTCGACCCTCGCGGGGCTGGAGAGCACGTGTGCGGAGATCAGCGCGACGCGGCCGCGGCAGGGTAGTCGTCTGGCCGCGGCCGCGTTGCTGACGGGCGTGGGCGTGACGATCGGTCGAGAGGCTGAGGAGGCGATCCGCCGCGGCGAGGACGAGGACGTCGCGACCAGCCTGGTGTTCCTGCTGTCCTCTGTGCTGGACACGATCGACACGCTCCGCGGGATCGAGGCGGTCTAGGTGGCTGCGCAACCGAGCCCGGAGCCCTTCGTCGCTCGTCCGGAGCTGCGGCTCGTGCCGGCGCCGGACGGGCCGGAGGTCGACCCGGCGCTGAAGCCGTGTCGGGCATGTGGCGGGCCGAAGGTCGACTGCGTGCGGAACGGGCACCTGTGCGGACCGTGTCGTGACGAGCGCGCCGCGCGGAAGGTCTGCCGTGGCTGCGGCGGGAGCAAGGAAGGCTCGCCGCGGGGCGCTCGGTACTGCCCGTCGTGTCGGCTGGCGCGGCAGGCGTGCTGTCAGCGCTGCGGCGGCGAGAAGCCGCCCGGCCAGGGTCGCCGCCTGTGCGCCTCGTGCGAGCCGCGGGGCAACTCCTACAGGAAGCCGATCCCCTGTCAGCGCTGCGGCGGCGAGAAGCCGCCGGAGCGCGGTCGCCGGCTCTGCGCGGACTGCTCGGAGATCGCGGCTGACGCGGCGCGGGCGAAGGCGCGGGCGCGTTCGGCGATGCGCAGGAGGCCGTGCGAGCGCTGCGGTGGCCGTAAGCCGCCGATGGCGCGGCGCTACTGCGAGGGCTGCAGGGATCAGGCGCACGTTGAGCGTCGCGGCGGGCTGTGCCGCGGCTGTGGTGAGCGGCCGGCGCGGGCGCCGAAGAAGCACTACTGCGAGGAGTGCAACCGGTACGCGGAGCGGCGGCGGCGCGCGCGGGCGGCGCGGAGCGCTGAGCGCTTCCGGCAGCAGAACCCGGAGCGGGTGCGCGCGCAGCGGCGGGCGCGGCGCAAGCGTTCTCCGGAGGATCGCGACCGGCTGCGTGAGGCCGACCGGATGACGTCGCGGCTGCGGGCGGAGCGTGAGGGCCGGACGGTGAACGAGGCGATCGCCGCGGCGAAGACGAAGCCGCTGCGGCAGAAGGCGCGCAACGGGCGCAAGGGGAGCGGGCTCGTCGTCGATCAGGAGAGCCCCGGCACGGTCGACATCGAGCCGTTCCGCGCGTGGTTGAAGCCGATCGCTGGGCGGCTGGGCGTCGCCGAAGCGGCCAAGCTGCTCGGCGTGGCGGATCGGCAGGTGCGGTGGTGGTCGGACGGCGAGGCGAAGGACGCGCCGAAGCGGATCAACCTCGACTCCGTCGACGGCGCGTTGTGCATGGCCGGCGAGCCGTGGATGTTGCACACGCTCTACCCGATCTAGGATAGGACTGCTATCCTCGTGGTCATGCCCGACCAGATCATCGCGCTCTGCGAGAACCACGACTGCGCCGAGCACGGGGCTCGGCGTCGGCTTGACGGTTTCGTCGAGCACGGCGTCATCTACCTGAACGATGACGACGATGCCGCCTGCCCGGAGTGCGGGCAGGCGTGCGAGGTCAGTCGCGGCTGAGAGATGGCCCGGGGCCGGCGGCGGTCCGGCCCCGGGCTCGCAGGCAAGCTAGCGGCCTCGCCGACACTCGTCGGCGGGGCCGCCTGCGTTTGGGGTACCGTGGCGACGTCACCGGAATGGCGGCCACCGTGGACTTACCCGTGCAGGACCCGATCGAGACGCTCGTGCGGACGTTCTGTCCCGTGTGCTCGATCCCGGTGCTGGAGGTCGTGATCGGCGGGGTCATGTACCTCGCCTCGATCCACGAGTGGGAGCCGCGGGCGGCTTGCTCGCAGTGCGCGGCGACGCGGAAGCGGAAGAAGGGCAAGCGGTCGGGGCACTGCACGCGCTGCGGTGGTTCGGGCTATGTCGGCGGGAAGAGGCCGAAGGTCAAGATGCTCGGCGTGGAGCTGGCGTGGTCGGACGACGGGCACGCCCGGCTGGTCGGGGCCGGGACGAAGCGGATGCGCGGCGAAGGGCTCTACCCGCTCCACATGCACGTATAGATCTGCTATCTTCGCGGAGTACCCGAAACCCCGCGAAGGGAGCAGCTCATGTTGGACCGTTCCGAGACGCCGCAGGATCTCGTCGAGGCGCCGGAGGAGAAGCCCGCGATGGCGACCGACTGGCCGTCGCGCGAGCAGATGGAGCGCGTGCAGGAGGCCGCGATCGACGGCAAGTCCGTCAAGATCGAGAGGCGCGAGTCCGACGACATGACGATCCAGGTCGGCTACGACGGCCCGAAGTTCACCTACAACTCCGACGGCGAGGACATCACGGAGGAGGTCCAGCGGCCGAAGGCGGCGCGCGGGATCGCCATCCCGATCGACCTGCTGACGCTGGCGCTCGGGCCGGAACGCGTCGAGGGCGTCGTCGACGAGCAGCGCGGGAGCAGCCGCGACTACGGGGTCGGCTACGAGCTGGGGGAGGAGTTCTTGGCCGTGGTCCGCGAGCTGCTGGAGAAGGGTGGTGACAGGTGAGGCGCGGGACGGCGGTCCTGCTGGCCGCGTTCGTCGCGGCCGGCCTGTCTGCGGTCATCGCGTGGTGGGGACTGGCGTTCGTCCTGATCCTGGTCGGCGTCGTCGCGTGCTCGATCCTGAACGCGCACGAGGACGGCGCGCGGCTGACGGTCAGCGCGCGGGACGCGGGCGGCTGGCAGGGCGACCTCCGCGTTCGGACGGAGCCCGGGGTCGCGCCGGGGACCAGGGTCATGGTCGTCCTGGTGGACGGCGTCGAGGTCGAGCGCTCCCCGGAGCTGCTCGGCGCTGAGGAGCTGAGCCGGTGGTCGCGTGACGAGTCGGCCTACCTGCAGATCGAGCGGGCGACGGCATGAGCACCGTCGAGCGCGTCCTCGACGTCGACGGTCGGCTGTACTTCGTCGGCGCTCGCGTCCACATCGACGGCGAGCACCCGATCGATGAGGCGATCGGTACGGTCTACGAGATCACGGACGCCGACGGCGACGTCGACGAGGAGGGGCGCCCGTACGGCATCCCGCCCCGGGTCCGCGTTCGCTTCGACGACGACACGGAGGAGGACTTCGCGGCGTCGTCTCGGTTCGAGGACGACCCGCGCGTCGACGAGCTGCGCATCATCGGCTGCTCGATCTGCGGTGACACCGGGCAGGTGCCGGTCGACCCGCAGACGGCGGCGCGCTACTCGCGGTCCGGGGATCCGGACGGCGTGAACGCGCCGGAGACGACCGACTGCGTGTGCGCGTGATGGGCTACTTCGGGATCGGGATCGACGGCGGCAAGACCCCGGCGAACCTGGGCACGCTGTGGCGCTCGGCGCACGCGTTCGGGGCCGACCTGCTGTTCACGGTCGGCGGCGCGCGCTACCCGCGCGATCAGGTGACCGACACGACGAAGGCGTGCCGGCACGTGCCGCTGATCGATCTCGGCGCGCACGATCTCTCGGGCGTGTTCCCGCGCTGCAAGATCGTCGGCGTTGAGCGGGTGCTCGACACGAGCTGTCACCTGCCCGCGTTCGTACATCCGGCGCACGCGATCTACGTGCTGGGCGCGGAGGACCGTGGCCTGAGCGAGGCCGTGTTTAGCGTCTGCGACGCGATCGTCGAGATTCCGTCGGCGTACTGCCTGAACGTGGCGGTGGCGGGCTCGATCGTCATGTACGACCGCGTGGCGAAGGCGGCCAGGTGATGAAGCAGCTGACGATCGACGGTACGGAGGTGCCGCACGAGCGTGTCGTGAAGGGGCCGAGCGACTCGCGCGTGCTGCGGCGCCCGGTCGATTTCGAGACGAACGAGTTCATGGCCGGCCACGTCTCCGACGAGGACTCAGCAGAGTTCGTCGGGCGGCTGATCGAGGTCTTCGATCGCGCTCGGATCGGGCCCGGTGACGCGTTCTACCTC